ATACGGCTTATGGATATAATTACAACTGCGGTTATGGTTGCGGTTATTAATATATCGGCGGGGGTTAAAATCCCCGCCTGACTTAAAAAAAAAAAAAAGGAGATTAAAAAATGAATTTTGGTTGCCTTCCTTGTCAGCATAAAGTAACGTCTTTGACTGCGACTGAAAATACAGTTAATATGACTGTTACCAATTCGACAAATGTTTCAAGTTTGGATAAATTTGAACTTGTTTTATGCGTTAATCCTTCAACAGTTGTTACCGGCTCCCCTTTGCCGTTTACAATTACCATAAACGGTTCTACAGCACAGCTTTATAATAAATATCATTTGCCTATTTACAGCAATCGTTTATGTCCCCGTAAACGTTATTGTGGAGCTTATGTTAATAACGGGACCGATGCGTGGGTTGTACTTTTTAACACCCCTGATTGTCCGCAATTTGCGAGTGCCTGATGTTGTACAAAAAACTGATTGAAGAATATGTCACGAGTGAAAATATCGTAGATATGTTCATGCTTACAAAACTTACGGATGACTTTATTTCGGAAGTTGATAAAATAGACCATGAGCTTGTCAAAGATTTTGTTATGAGTTTGAAAATGTATATGCACCCCTTGCGTGACAAAGAATGTGCGGAATTTGCGGTTTCAAAACTTGTAAACGAAGATGGGTCTAAAGGTCAGCATTGGGATTATGAAACAACTTCAAAGCTTGCTGACAAATATGAAATACACGACAAACCCGCGTTCTATTACGTATTGAATATGATTTACAGTGATTTTTACGAATCGGGTCGTTCAGATTTGGAATACGTTAAAGATGCCGTAAAATTTATAAATGATAAGGATGCCCCACACGATAAAGCCGAAAGATATTATCGTGCTATGAATTATTAATGTTGACATTTTTATTGATAGGGGCTACGCTAAAAACAGCCCCTTTTTGTTAAAGGGTATTATTCATGAGAAGTAAATTAATGACACAACCTCAACAAAGAGTAGCTCTTGATATGTTATTAGCCCAAAAAAATCATGGGGGCTTGTCGTCGGCCGCTTTGTTACTTCATCAGAAACAAGCTGAGGATGCCGAAAAAATGGATAAAAGAATGTGTGAAATTGAAAAAAAAGTCGACATTCTCGATAAAAAAGTTGATTCTCTTGATGAAAAAATCAATGAAATAAAAACTTTAATAGCCAAAAGAACAAGTTTTACAGAAAATATAAAAGAAATTTTAAGTAATAAAATTTTTATCTATTTATTGATAATCATTACAGCCTCTGCCTGCGGTGTTCAAGTCGCAGATTTAGGAACATTTTTATTTAAATAAAAAAGGAAATGCTATGATTTATCTGATTTCATTTATAATTGTCGCGATTTCGGCGTTGTTGTGGCGAATCCGCGGCGGCTTGTGGAAAGAGTATATCCCGGAGAACAAAATCTGGTATGCGCTGTTTTTCGGCATTTTCGGGTATTTCTATTTTGGAAACAGTCTTGAGAAAGCCATTGTTGGCGGCATTGCCTGTTTCACGTCTTATAAGCTTTACGGCTGGGGCTTATATCTTGGCAGATTATTGGAGGGCGGCCAGCTTAACCCGAATTTAGTACAATATCGGGAGTGTGAGCTGATAGACGATTTGCTCTATTCATGCCGAATTACTTTCAAGGGAAAGACCTTCTGGTTGTATGAAAATCCAAAATGGTTCGGCTTTTGTGGTACGACGCTGACCGGCCTCATCATCACGTTTCTGTGGGGCTTGTACTTCGGCAGCCTGCCGCTGATGCTCTCAGGCCTCGGGATGGGCATCTGCTATTGGTTGGGCGGGAAGCTTGAGAAACTAAAAGCGCTGGGAAAATCCGGCTGGAACTGGGGCGAATGGATTTTCGGTGCATATGCAGGAGCATGTCTGGTTTGGATGATTTAAAAATGTACAGAAGTAAAGATATAGACATCCTTGCCAGAACTATATACGGAGAAGCAAGAGGGGAACCAGAAATCGGTAAATGTGCCGTTGCATCGGTTGTTTTAAATAGATACAAAGCGCACAAATGGTTTTCAGGTAAAACTATTGCTGACACATGTCAATTTTGCGTTAAAGGTTCAAAATATCATCAATTTAGTTGTTGGAACGAAGACGACCCGAATTTCAGATTAATAACTCAAATTTCCGAAAGTGATAAAATTTTTTGTAAATGTATAGATGTTGCTGAAAAATATATTTCAGGCACTTACAAAGATATTGTGAACGGTGCATGTCACTATTGCGTCGTTGGTACAAATCCGGCGTGGGCAAAAGGAAAACGTCCCGATTTGCGAATCGGGCGTCATTTGTTTTATTGCGAGGTGGAATGAAATATGCGTTTTTTGTTGGTATTTTTCTCCTTGTTATTGGTGGAACTTATTATACTGGCTATCGCGTGGGAAGTGCTGACACAAAAATTGAATATATAGAAAAAGAGGTTATTAAATATGTGGAAGTTGAAAAAGCGAAGTCGACAATTTATTCTTCTGCTAATCTTAGTCGTGATATTTTGCTGCGGATGTACTCAGAAAATAAATTCTAGGCCTTGCGCAGTTTATCCAATCGGCGGTGAAAAAGTTGCAAAAGAAGTTAAAAACATTCCGTATAATGGTTACGAGAATTTTTGGGAACATCAAGCAAGACTTTATAAATTAAAACAAGAGTTAGATTTGTGTAAATAAAAAGTCCGGGAGGCACCCACCTCCCGGACTGATATGTAAATGTTATCGCAAACGCCAATAACATTTACATTATGTAATAAAATTTGGCAGATGTCAATGCAAATCTGGGTGGACGGAGCTTTTAACCATAAAACAAAAGAAGCCGGGTTAGGTATTTTAATTCGGGAAATAATACCGAACGGTACAAAAGAAACCAGATTACATGTAAAAACTAAAGCAGAGGATAATAATCAGGCGGAATTATTGGCTATTTACAATGCCCTTCAACACATTAAAGGTTCGCCCCGTAGCGAGCCTATTTTTATTATCACAGACAGCCAAATTGCTATTGAGAGTATATTGCACCCGGAAACCAAGAAAGACAAATATAGAGAGATTGCAGAACGAATAAGGGGCATGTTGTATTGTGAGAGATGGAAAATATATCACAAGAAAGCACATACGGGCAGAAGGGATAGATATTCAATCTATCAAGACCTTGCAGATAAACTTGCAAAAAGCCTTGATTTTAGTTAAAATGTTTTTACAATAAAACTCTAAACTCCAAATGCTAGAACAAGCCCCCCCTGCTTCAGGCATTATTACCAGTAATAATGTACAGCTTCTCGGGGGGCGTTTTTTATAAAAGTTTGTTTCTTACTTTACAAACAGTTTCGGCGGTATGTAAATCGAGAAATATATCATTTATGCTGGTGTATTTTTTGCAGTTATTAGATTTGATGACAATTTCTAATTTGTTATTGGTTATATTAATACCTTCAATGTGCCAATCCTCTTTGCTGACCTCCCAACCATTATTAATCCACCAATCATAATCTTCTTGAATGTAAAAAACTTTATCCCCAATTTTCATTTTAACAATCCCATGTTATTTTTAAGTTCACGATGATAACCATAAATAATACCGTCGACATCTTTAACATAAACATCCATGCCGTAAGGTAAAATTTCCAAAAGTTCGTTTAAATTTTTTTCAAATTTTATTTTCGAACATTTTTCAATCATTGTTAAAGGCGGTAAACCAGTTTCAACATATTGTCCGATATAAAAAGTATACATAACATCCTCCTATATAATAAGTTTTTGAGCTTCTTGAATGTACCAATCGTAATTGATATTATCCCATTTAAAAGTTTCAATATCGTTAACAACTGTGACTTTATATCCGGCCGCTAATCCTGTAACACGTTCCTCGTATTTTGATTTATTCTTTGTGCAAACTCTTTCATCCCATTCACCGCCTGTTTCAGCCATGACCCTATTATATTCCGTTTCAGTAATACCATTTCGACGTTTATAACAACCTACCGGACCGGCAGGGGGCATAACTTTTGATAAAAATTCCCCATCTGTACTGATATAAAATCTTGTATTTTTTTGGACATGTTTATTACCCCAAAACAGCTTAGAACCGCCGGTAGCTTTAACTGCGCAACAAAAGTCAAACGGATTGAAGCAACTGCGAATGTATGTTTCAATATCAACACCATCAACCATATTTGCAACAGCCGCCCGCGTGCTGACAACGTTTGAAAAGTTTTTATGCCATGCCGGCGGTTGCGAGGATGCTACCGATTCGTGATAATTTAACGGGTCAGGTGTCCAATAAGCACCTTTGAGTTTACATTTCCCGTCCGTACCAACGGCAATATAGTTATTAACGTCGCGAATATACATTTTAGCGTATCTGGCTTCTTTAAGGTCCAGATGTGTTAATTGTTCCCATCGTTTACAAATCTCTTGTGTCTGTTGATAATAATCTTTGTGAATGTAAAATGTAATACCATCTGTATTGGCTTGAATAACTTGCAATGTCGGAACATCTGTCAGCCATTCGAGCAACATTGACAACATTAATTGACCGTTGATAGTAATTGTCATGGTAAATTGCGGGTCATACATCACGCTGAATTTGGAGTTTGATTTACCATAAGCACCATTGAGAGCGAGTTTGATAGCGTTGGCTTCCGTGCATTTTTCACCTTTTTCTTTTTGCCATTTTTTACGTTCTTTTTTAAGGTCACCGTAAATGCTTGCGAATCTATCTCCCAAATGTTCGGGATGCAAGCCGTTTACAATAGCAATTGACGGGTATAGACTTGATACGTCAACATCAACAATCCACCAATCGTCTGTAGCTTGTATGCGTTTCTTTTCAACAGAACCGTGAATACCACCAACTCCATAATGATATTCAACGCCGTTGACAGTCGCTGTAAGATTTTCAAACACACCTTTGGTTTTAATATTTGTACTTTCTTCGCCAGCTGCATTGATTTCTTCACTTCTCAATACCTGAGAACACATATAATCGTAGATATGCTTAAATTCAGGCTTTTTTAATTTTACATAAGAAAAAATAATATTTTTAAGTGGTATTTGCGTTCTTGGTGTTTGACGCATCTGTCGGTAACCTGTGGAGACATCATAACATACTTCATCACCAAGACGGGATATGATAGTTTGTTCGCCGATTTTTGTATCATTCCAGTTATAAACGTCGATACCAAATTGTGATTCAAGCCCTTGTCTAAATTCAACAGCGTGATGCGCATATTCAGCAAATCGCTTAGTTTCCTGTACGTCATGTATGTTATAAGGGATGAGCAAGGTGTTAACTTGTTCTTGAGTTAGCACTGTTCCCGGTTCTATCGGCATATCCTCAACGCTATCAACGCGCATGTTTATCTGAAGGAATTTTAAGCTGGTAGATTTTGCCTTGTTATCAAAATGGTGCATTTTAAACAAATCCACCTGCGGCGTAAAACGGTCAGAAGCCCATATAATATGACCGAATTTGCTCTCGGCGTTAATAATGTCAGAGGCCTTTGCGTAAAGCTGCTGATAGGTTGCCGAGGGATTATTCCAAAGGAAATGGATAACAGGATAGTCGAAATTGATGTTATTAAAGCCTATCATAGGCGTTTGAGTTGCTGCAAGCTCTCTAAAAAATGCTAAAAGCTGCTTGCGGTCGTCACGATATTCAGAAATTTCCCAAACTGAACGAACATTAGAATTTAACATTTCCATTGATAATGTAAAACAGTTCGGGAAAGTTTCAATATCGTAGACTATAGCGTTTGTAAAGTTAAGAGGCATTTTACCACCATCCGAATACCCGTCCATAAATCGGTAAACATACGCAATGAGCCGTTAAACATACAGTAAGTTGATAAATGGTATGTACGTTGTTCATCGATTTAACAAATATAAAAAGCCATAATACTACTGCATAAATAACAATCCAGTCCATTTTAATTCTCCGCACTCAATAAATCAAAAGGATGTTCTTGCAATATCGGATAAAGAAAATTCGTCAAAACTTCAACGACTCTTTCTTCCCCGTCTTCTTTGCACAAATAACCGTTTCGATAGCAAATATGAAGTATCTCGTGCAGCAAGACATTTTCCTGTACTTGTAACGGCATATCTTTGTTAATAAAAATTTTAGCTTCGGCAAAATTTGATTTTCCCATATTTCCGCCACAATAATCACCGTCAACCATTTTAATTTCATAAACTACACCGGCAATGTTTAACATCTTTTTAACCATTTTAATTCTCCACACCTGCAAGAAGTTCATCAACGATATAAAATTTTTCAACTTTTTCAGCTGGTAAAAACAAAACAATGTTTTCTTCATCGGGGTTGATTGAAGGTATTTCAAAATGGTCTTCTATTTTATAACCGATATAAAATTGATCATCTTTTGTTTTTATCAATAATCTTTCAAGCGATAACGACATATTTTTACTCCTTATTTGTATGATGATAAGTGCCTTCGGCAGTTTTTTGCCATATCCGAGCTTTATTTTTCTGATGTTTATTATAAACCTGTTTGTAGAAAACATCGTTATAATGCGTTAAATCGTTCAACAGCCCCATGGTAATTATTCTGCCGGTAACAGAGTTCCAACGCCCGAGACCGCAACAAACAATGAAAATATCGGCAAGTTCTTTACCGGAATCTTCAACACCTGTTGCAGCCATCCATTCTGTAAACTCTTCTTCAAGCTTTACGAGTTGTCCCTCAAGCGTTGCGTCCGGGAAACAATTTTCGTGCCATTCGGTGATTTCACTAGATAATTCAGTCCATTTGTCTTTGTTCATTTTCCAAATCCTTTAATATTTGAGGGCGTACTTGATATTTATAAATGCTATCGGCGTTTTTAGCAACTTCTGCTGTTGTAAAAAGTTTCATATCTACAAGCATAGCTATTAACGTCATGAGAATTACATAATTTCGCAATCCCATATCTTTCAAATCTTCAAATTTTTCCGGCAACATGAAAAATACCTCCTAAATTAATAAATTGACAGACTTTTACCGGTCTGTCAGCGGCTGTCAACATTACCTAGTAGGGAATGAAGTCGCAAAAGGTACAGTACCATTTGCCGTTTGGGGCGTGGTAGCAGGCTGGGCGGCCACATTCGCAGCAGGCTGGGTAAACCCCTGCGGTGCTTGCGGCATCGGCATACCCTGAGCATTGTTAACAAAGTCATAAGCCGGTGCAGGCATAGGTGCTTGTGCAACTGGCTGTTGCGGTGCTTGCGGCATTGCAGGAGCTGCAGGTGCCATAGGCATAGCCGTCGGCTGTTGCGGCATCGGCATTTGAGCTGTGGTCGGTGCCGAGCTAATGGGTGTCGCAGATGCTCCGGCAGGAACGGCAGATGCCTGACCGCCAAACAATTTCATCGGGTCGGCATTTATAGAGCCTTTGATAGCCTGCCCGTAACCTACAAGTTCATAAGCGTTCGGGTTCCAATAGATGCCGCCGTCTTTTTCAGTGTGTACACTCAAATTAACACTTGCAACGACATAATCACCGGTTTTAACTTCGTCCGCTTCAACTTTACGATAAGCTCCGTTTTCAAATTTATAAGTTGACGGACAATAGGCAGATGTACGAACTTTAATGATATAACAGCCTTTATATCCGTCACGGGTGTTATACGGTACATTTGAACCTTGCGGACAAGCAGGGCTGTCACCGTTAATAATTTTCCAAGCAAATCTCGTCATCTCAAGCTGTTCGGGATTAGCGTTTGCATATTGCGGATAAACTTTTGCAACTTCCTGAACAATATACGGCCAAACATTCTGCATAAATTCAGCTTTGGGAATTGCAAGGTCAATACGGTGTTCTTTGACCGGCTGACCGTTCTTATCTGTTTTAGGCTGTTTGGTATAATAATCAATAGCCTGTTCAAATTTGTTAGGGTCGCCGCCGACAATACGTCCGGCAGGCAGCTTAAAACATTCTAACGTCATTTCTTTTCTCCGTTTTAAGTTAAATATCTAAAGCTTTTCTATAAGTTTCGAGTAAAAACTCTTTCTCGTCCCTATCAGCAGCGTTCATTTTGCGAAGTTTGATAATCTCACGCATGATTTTAGTATCAAAACCAGCGCTTTTGGCTTCCGCATAAATATCGTTAATATCCGATGTGATAGCAGATTTTTCTTCCTCGAGATGCTCGATTCGTTCAATTAAAGATAGCAATCTGGTGCTATCAATTCCGCCAACTTCTGACATATTTTTACTCCTTTTTAAAATTAACGTTTTCCTGCTTCTAAAATCGGTAAACCAGCCTCTGTCGGAATATAAATTACTTTATTTCCTTGAGTTTCGGTTTCGCTAAGATTTTGAATATACAAATATCTCAAATAACCTTCGTTATTTTTTAAGCTGTCACCGATTATTTTGTTTGCTTTAGCAACTCCTTCAGCTCTTATTACTTCCGCTTCCGCAAGCGCTTTTGCTGATTCTTTTTTAGCATGAGCTTCTTCAATAATAATTTTTCTATTGCTTTCAGCTCTTTGCAATTCACCTTCACCAATCAATCTGCTTGTATATACATTATATCGAGGATAAATGTAAAAACCAGCACCAATCAAACCAACAAAGATTAAAAAACCTCGTAAACCGCTATTACTCATATTTTTACTCCTTTTCTCCAAAATATTTTTCTGCAATTTTACTTTCATCAACTGCAACAAGTTTAAAACCGTTGTCAGGTCTATAAGTGCATTCGGCCACAAAATCCTCCGGCACACCGGCTTTTTTAGCCTGTGCAGGTGTCATAAGTTTTTCAACACGGACATCAATACCTGTCATTGCTTTAATAAAATCAGCATTGATATTTTTATTCCATGCCGTCTGACCTAAAGCCGGAACGATTGAATAACCTTTAACACCTTTACCTTCCGACAGTCTGTGCTTTGCTAAATCCTCATAAGCGTCATAAGACTGTTTTAGGACTTCCTGAGCGCGTTTGAGATTTGTCAGCATCCATGATAGCCGTTCGTTGCTAATTTCGCTATCAAAAGCCAATTCTGCAACGTCCACGGCATTCATAGCCGCTATTTGTGCTGCGGGGCATTGAGAGAGCGACTGGCATTTATAGCATTGTGCGCCGCTGCAAACTGTTGATGAGGGGTTGACAAGGGTTTGAATTAATTTGTCATACAGTTGCAATAGCTCACTATAACTTACCTGCCACTCTCTAATGCTTCCTTGCGGATGATACGGTCGGGGTTGAAAAATTTTGAACACTATCAGGTTCGGATAAGAATTGCCAAGCTGTTTGCAATATCCAATCGCATGACTGATTAATGTCCAATTCATTTTCGGTTCAACAATCCGCCAGCCGTATTTCAAGTCCGCAATGGTTAAAATACCATCAGCACATTTAACGCAATCAGCACGTCCGTGAATTTCCCAGCCGTTACCGGAATGAGATGTATCCACTTCGACCTTGCAATTATCGGAAGTTATAAACTCGAAATAATCCCGGCAATTTTCAACCATTTCATCGGTTATAAATAAACCGTTCGGTGCTGATTGTCCGATTAACGTTTCCGGGCTGATACCACCCGCAACCTGCTCAGCAAGCCAATGGACAGCATTACCTTCGTCGGTCAATTCGGTTGAAGGGTCAAAAGGCTGTACGCTGCCTAAAGACTTATAACCGTTGCAGGCCATAAAACGCGGAAGTTCTGTTGCAGTTAATGATAACATAAATTACAAACCTTTTTTAACCAATTCGTTAATTACATAACTAAGAGCCTGTGCGTTACCTCTCAATTCAGCAGCTCCCTGATAAGAGGTACCGAAAGTGGCATTAACACCGGCAATTACATTCTGCATGAAGTTGGCATCCAGTACTTTCATCTGCAAACCGTTACGCAACTGTTCAAACATTCTGTTATAAAGAGCCTCCGGGTCTTCTGCTACCGGTGCAGCCTGCGGCATGATTGATTCTACAGGTGCGGTAGCATTATTAACAAAGTCATAAGCAGGTGCTACTGGAGCTGCTGGAGCTACTGGAGCTGCTGGAGCTGCTGGAGCTTGCGGTACAATCGGCTCAGCAGGCGCTACAGGTGCCTGCGGTGCTACCGGAGCTGAGGCATAGGGTATTATCGACTCTACTGATGTTACGGGTGCTACCGGTGCAGGGTCTTCAATCGGACTCAACGTAATAGGTGCTAACAATTCAGTTTTAACGCGATTATATTCTTCATCGGTAATACCACGACGACGTTGCCAAACACCTTTAGCGGTCATCTGATGATTTGAACTGTGGATTCTCTCATCCCATGGCAAACCTTCTTTGTCCAGCGTCAAAACATTATTAACCGATTTAACCGATTCGATTGATTCAACCGATTCAGTCTGTTTGACTGATACCACCGGCTCATCAGTCAAAACTTTTGCAATTTTCAACAGCTCATCGGCTGTCAATCCTTCAAGTGTAATTTTCATTTTATTTCCTTACAATAAATGTTGACATTTAACAATAACCGTTTTACATTATTGTCAAACAGATTGCAAGAGGAAAATTAAAAAATGTCAAAAATTGTTATAAAAAGTGATGATTTATATAGATTTTCAAAGCTCGTGGACGACGGTGGATATATAAGAATAGAAATTAAAGACCATAAAGCTTTTATGATTGCAAGCAATGAAATTATAGCTTGTGTAAAATATTTCGGCGATTCGTTTGGTGCAAATGAAATTGTGTACATTAAAGTTGACGCAACGTTCAAAGAAAGAATGGAATTTGAATCAAAACTTTTAACGCCTGTAACGCTGGAAACCGTACCGGAATTTGGACTTGCAACGTTAAAAACAGATAAAGACATTTCCGAATCGCTTGTATATCTCGATGAAACTTTTTATGACGACTGGCGCTCTTGGTTTATCGAATCGTCAGAAAATAAAGGATTCATGTTTTGGGACACTTATCAGGTGCTTAAATTATTTGAAAGCAGTCCGTCAGGACAGATAACGTTCCCTGCGGTTATAAACAGCTCCAAACCTGTCTTATTGAGAGATGTTACCGATTCGGACTGGCTTGGGGTGTTTATACCTACCGCGAAAGATGATAAAAAAGCTAAAGCTGCTGAATTGCCGGAGTGGTTGAAATGAGTGTAATGACTGCTGACGAACTTAAAACTCATATAATAGGTTATTTGAGATTTAAAAGACAAATTAAGCTTTGTGCGACTGAAGTTAATTTTGCTGATATAATAGCTTACGATTCTTCGAGAAATAAACTTATTGAAATTGAAACAAAAGTATCCAAACAAGACTTTTTGAATGATTTTAACAAACCTAAACATAAAAGAAACAATCGTAGAGCAAATTTATTTTATTTCGGAGTTACGCACGATATTAAAGATTTTGTCTGTAAATATTTATCAGAGCATAATTCTCCTTACGGAGTAATTTCATATGATGAATTTGCTTACGAACACGATTTAATAACGCAAAGAATCGGTGTTTACAGAAGAGCAGATTTATTAAATAATGACGACAATAAACTTATAAAAGAAGATTTGATAAACAGAATGGCGTCTGAAATTTACGGGTTAAGATCTAAACTTTATATTGTTAAACGTAAAAAACCTAAAGAAAAAATGACGCGTGAATCTTTAGAAAAATTTTTAGAGAATTTTAAAGGGTAATAAAATGAGTGATAGATTAAAATTTAGAGTTTGGGATAAATACTTTGAACGTTATTGGACAGATGAACAGGTTAAAAATAACATACAATGGCTTTTATATCCTGACAACGAAAATATTGAAAATGTTATAATCGAACAATGCACCGGACTAAAGGACAAAAGTGGTAAACTAATCTTTGAGGGCGATGTTGTAATCTATGAAGTATATGTTAGTGATTGGAGCGATAAAAAAAGAAAAGGATTCGGTGTCATCTATTATGATGAAGAACAGCATGCTTTAGGATTGAAAAGTATTAAACGAACTGTCGCATCTAGTTTTGGCCTAAACAAACTTATTTCAGATATTGAAATCGTTGGTAACATTCACGAAAACCCGGAGTTCTTAAATGCCGATAACGCTTAGAGATTATCAACAGAACGTTGTCGACAGAGTTTATAACAGTTGGCAGAACGGGAATCGCAATGTATGTGCGGTGTTGTCAACAGGCGGTGGTAAGACTCAGATATTTGCCTCAATAGTTGCAGACTTTACAAAACAAAATAGACATTGTGCGATTGTTGCACATCGAAACGAGTTAGTATCTCAAGCATCTTGTACACTTGCTCAGTGGAATATTAAACATCGTATAATCGCTTCTAATAGCACTATCGCACAAATAACTCGTAAACACCGTGCTAAGTTCGGTAAATCGTTTGTATCACCGACAGAGCTTACAGCGGTCATTGGTGTTGATACACTTATTAGCCGTTACGAATCGTTGAAAGCTTGGGCGGAACAAATAAGTTTATGGGTTCAGGATGAAAATCAACATCTTTTGATAAATAATAAATGGGGTAAAGCTATCGGTATGTTTAAAAATGCTTATGGTTTGGGTGTTACAGCTACCCCATGTCGTGCGGATGGTCAAGGAATTGGTAGTATTGCTGATGGTTTTATGGATGATATGGTCATCGGGCCAACAATGCGTTCTTTAATTGACCGAGGATTTTTAGCGGATTATGAAATTCTTTGCCCTAAATCTGACTTGAAAGTCGACGATTCGCAATTATCCGCAAACGGCGATTGGTCAAATCAAACACTTCGCAAAGCCGCTAAAAAATCTAAAATTGTCGGTGATGTTGTGCAAAATTATATCAAATATGCTTTCAATCGTAAAGCTATTGTATTTGCCACCGATGTTGAAACCGCTAATGAAATTTCAAAAGATTTTAACGAACATGGAATAAAAGCGGTATCGTTGAATGGAACTTCACAAGCATCGTATCGTGAACAGTCGTTAGAATTGTTTTACGCTGGTGATATTAAAGTACTTGTCAACGTTGACCTCTTCGACGAAGGGTTTTCGGTCGATGATTGCGATGTGGTTATTATGGCACGTCCTACCGCTTCTCTCGGTAAATACCTACAAATTTGCGGGCGTGCTTTACGTCCTGCACCAAACAAAACAGCTCTCATTATTGACCACGTTAGCAACGTTGTCCGACACGGGTTGCCTGATATGCCTAGAGAGTGGTCGCTGGACCGTCGACAAAAAAAAGCTAAATTAACTAAAGACCCGGACGAAATAGAACTTACGGTTTGTAAAAAATGTCTTAAACCTTATGAAAAATTTAGAACTCAATGCCCTTATTGCGGGGCTGAGCCAGCTTTACCAGAACCACGTTCTCGCAGTATTGAAATGGTTGAAGGTGATTTAATATTGCTTGACCGTGCAGCACTGGAACGTATGCGTCGCGGAACGATGTTAGAAGCTCCAGGAAGTATTGCCGAGAGAGTTGCCAGAGTTGCCGGTCCGATAGCCGCAAAAAGTGTTGCAAATCGACAAATAGAGAAAATAGAAGCGCAAGGGGAATTAAAAGAGGCAATAGCTCAATGGGCCGCAATCGAACGCTCTAGAGGGTTCAACGACAGAGAGATTTATAGGCGTTTTTATCTGTCAACAGGTATGGACGTGTTGACAGCGTTGGACGGATCAAGAACCCGTCAAGATTATTTGTTATTAACAGAAAAAATAAAAGGATGGTATCACAATGAGAAATGTTAGAATTATCGGGGATGATATTTATTATAAGGATGTATTAGTTGCTAAACTTGTTAACAGCCCTATGCGTACCATACAAGGTGAATTTGTTGATAAATTTGACGATCCAGACCAAGAAAGTTATGAAAATTTGCTTGATGATTATAACGAGTTAAAAGATAATCTCGTTGGCGATAGTGATATTGACGACATCGAAACTGCTTGCGAGGAATTAAGAAAACTAACTAAAAAAGCTGAAATAATTGAAGAAATAGAAACAATTGAAGATTGTTGTCATTCGTTTAGAAAATCATATGAATTTATGATGGATAGTGTAAAATGATAATAACACCGAAGACAACTCTTGAAGAAATTAAAAATATTTTCCCTAATCAACATTGGGGATTAAATAAAGTTAACGGTATTTTAGAAGCTATAAAAGCGTCTGAAAATTTTGATGTTAATCTTTATGAAGATAATAACGGTAAACTTATGATTTATATCAATGAGCGTATAAATGCGTGAATCAGCAGTAACATCTCACATTCGTCTTGCAGCTGCACAACTTAATTGCCCTCTTTGGCGCAATAACTGCGGTGGGTTTTATGACAACACCGGACGATTTATTCGATATGGTTTAGGGTCGGAGGCTAAACTTGCGTCCAGCGACTTTATCGGCATTCGTCCGGTACTTATAACACCTGAAATGGTCGGACAAGTTTTAGGTGTGTTTACCGCCGTTGAAATGAAAGCCGAAAACTGGCATTTCAACAAAAATGACAAACATCTCTTGCAACAAAAACAATTTATTGATATTGTTAAACAGTATGGGGGGTTGGCAGGGTTTGCAACCAGTGTTGATGATTTTTACAGGATTATAAAATATGCCAACAACAAATAAGATGAAAGAACAAGGAGAAATTACCCGGAAAGCAATTCTTGAAACGGGCTTGAAACTTTGGCCGAACGTTACACCTACAAGTATTGCCGATGCTTTAAATATTTCTCACGGAACGGTAATTTATCATTTCCCGGATGTTAAAAATGCCGTGGCGGAATATGCTGTTGAAACCGGAAACAGCCGAATAATTGTCCAGTTGCTTGCTATGAAACACCAGTCAGTTAAAGATATGCCGGCCGCCGAGCGCATGAAACATTTTACAGCCATATAATTTCCGGTCTACCTGTAAATCCGCGCATCCATATAAACCAGGCATAACAGACCGTGCTGCTCTCTTTGGACGGAAAAAGTCCGTTTTTGCTTGAGGGGATTCTTTCGCTGAAAACGCAAACATAACGAGGTGGGAAAGAATTAAAAAATTCTCTGCGCTTTGCGGATTCTAAAAACCTTATGTTTAGGAAATGACAGGCAACCGGCGCAAGTTCTATCGACCGTTTAACGCACTCTAAGGCATGAGAATATGGCGGATTTGTAATTATAGCATCAAACGGCAGGGAATCATAGGGTGTAGGTCTAAGAAAATCTACACCTCCAATCCCATATTCACGGTCGATAAGGTCAGTTGACAGCACTTTATGACCGAAAGTAATGAGAGCTTCTGAAAGGTGCCCTCGGCCGCAACAAGGTTCCCAGATATATTTCCCGCCATTTTCCCAGCCTAAAACACGCAACAAGGGCGGGATAGCCGAAGGATGCGTTGCGTAGAAGTCATGCTCTTCGCGTTCTTCACTCTCTTTACGACGTAAGCCGTGCATATTACCGGTCAATTTATAATCCTCTCAATATTATCGGATTCCATGGCTGTAAATTGATAAACGTCTTTACCTTTAATAAAATAAAACGTTACCAGATTACCGTTCTTTTCAATATCATAAAGATACGGTCGCTCCAGTAACGCTAAAAGCTGTTTATAAATTTTACGGCTTATCCACATTTATTAATACCTCATATTTCAGTCAGAGTGAGGGACTTTCACCCTCACACGCCCTATCGACTACTTCTCGTACCTCCCGGGAAGGTTTTCGTTGCGAACTACACTTGAGCAGGTTGCAATACTTCAACACGTCTATTGACCATAGTGCACTGTATACTTGCGAGTACTGATACAGCCCGCGCGTCTATCTTCCGCCATCTGACTGCTAACAAATTATAACAGCTTATAATAGTTGTCAACACATTTTTACACACATTAACACAAAAATATACTTGACAGCGCATATAAGCGGTTGTAGGGTGTTGTTATCTTATTATTTACGAGGTGAAATATGGATAAAAAAACATTAAATCTTACAGAGTTAGCCAAATATATTGGTGTTGGTAGAAAAACTCTCTATACCATGATACAGGACGGTCGATTCCCCGTTCAACCGATTAAAGGTTTAGAACCCAAACGTTGGAGTGTTGAAAAAGTTAACGAATGGATAGAGAGTAAAGAGAATGATAACAATTAACGAACTTTTTTCCAGCATCGGTGCTCAAGTTGCCGCTTTCAAACGTCTTAATATACCTTACAAAGTCATAGGTATTTCAGAAATCGATAAATATGCTATACAATCTTACGAAGCTATCAACGGTCCTACGCGCAATTACGGTGATATAACACAAATTGAGCGGTTGGATTATGCGGATTTGTGGACATACTCGAGTCCATGCCAGGATTTTTCAACGGCCGGAAAACAAAAAGGTATTTACAACGCTGATGGCAGTTTAACACGTTCAGGATTGTTAAAACACGTTGAAAGATTGCTTGAAATATCGGTAGCGTTGGGAAATCAACCTAAATATTTGCTTATGGAAAACGTTAAAGGTTTGGTGAGTAAAAAATTCAAACCTGATTTTCTTAAATGGTTAGATAAGTTGGAACAGTTAGGATATAATAACTATTGGCAAATTTTGAACGCTAAGGACTATGGTATCCCTCAAAATAGAGAGCGTGTTTTTGTTGTTAGCATCCGTAAAGATATTGATACTAAAGGTTACAAATTTCCCTTGCCTGTACCACTTAAATTAAAGCTTAAAGATATGCTCGAACCTTGGGTGGACGTAAAGTATTATTTGAGTGCGGATAAGGTTGAGAAATTTTTACAGAACGGTAATACAAATCCATCAGGAAAAGGAATGAATGGAAATGTTTGTACTGGAGATATTTGCAACACCTTGACGACAAATAAAGGTGAGGGGTTAAAGATAAAAGAAGTTAGCAACACCATTCGTTGTGGTGGTGGTAGCTTGGACGGTAAACATACATGGGATGTTGTGGTAGAGCCACAAGTGTTAACACCTAAAAGAACAGAATATGGAAAACAAATTAGAAAAGATTATGAATCTGGTTTAATCTCAGAAAGCCGTCATAATATGACATCAATGGAACCAAGAAAAGATGGTATAAGCAATACATTGACAAGCGTTCAGAAAGATAATTATGTTGTTGAACCTATGGCTTATGACGAACAAAATGGATATATAAGAAAAGATGGTTGTGTAGGAACTTTAACAACTGATGGAAATAGTCCAAAGCATAATAACAGGGTAATTGAGCCTAATTATTCGGTAACTTTGTTAGCAACAGACTATAAAAATACATGTTGTTATAGTAATGGTTACCGTATCCGTAAACTAACCCCGAAAGAATGCTGGCGTCTTATGGGCTTTACGGACATTGAATTTGAATGCGCTCAAATATCAGGTGTCAGCAACAGTAGATTGTACCAACAAGCGGGAAATTCAATCGTGGTAGATGTATTAGTCGCTATCTTTAAGGAGCTGCTGAAATGACAGACCTTAACCTTGCAACGGCTTATATTACCTCTCTGACCGGCAGCCCTGATACGTCCTGTTTTTGGCTGCTGATAGACGAACATAACAAGAAAAACCCGCCGGTTGTTATTAACGATTCGCTTGACAACTGTCATCAGGCCTTAAAATTTTATAACGATTCCGGTTATGGGGTTTTTATAGCTATTAACGCTATTCGCTCCGGCTGTCCCAGAACACTTGAAAATGTTGAACATATCTGGACGCAGGTGGTCGATATTGACGACCCATTACAAATGCAAGACAGTTATAACAGAGCTGTGCAATCGGCTTGTCCGCCGCATTTTGCCGTTCAAACATCACCCGGACATATTCACCTTTACTGGCTTGTAGAGCCTTATACCGGTAACGACTTTTTCAAACTTCAACAGCAAAAGCTCAATCAGCTTTATAACGGTGATACAAATGTTACCGACACCACGAGGGTTATGCGCGTTCCCGGATTTAACCACTGTAAAGGCACACCGCAACTTGTAACTTGCTGGGGGATTCATAACGGTCAGCGGTACACAACGCAGCAAATGCAGGATTATCTCTCTGCCGTTAATATTGTTGAACACAGCTCCGGGCTGCGCAAAGAGCTTGGCAATGAAATGTTGCAAGCGCCGAATCTCGAATTGCTGTTAAAAGCTTTATATGAGATTAATCCAAACGACCTTACAAGGGGCGAATGGCTGTCTATCAGCGCATCATTCAAACAAGCCGGGTGGTCGTTAATGGCTGATAACGACCTTTACAATGAATGGCTTAAATGGTGTTCAAATTATGCAACCGACAACCCTGACGAAAATAAAATTCTTTGGAACTCATTAAAAGAAACACAGGTCGGTTGGATTAATTTGCTTAAAAAAGCTGAAAACACTCAACCTATTGCTTATTTCGGCGAACGGACAGAAGAAGACGAAAAAGAGATTGAAGTTTTAGGTGATGTGCTTGATGAGCGCGGTAAAAAAGTATGGTTTAAGAACTGTTACTTTGTTGAAAGCGAAGGACGTATTTTTACCTCCAGCGGCAGATTTATGAACCAAATACAATTTAACGGCCGGTATGGCGGTAAAGAGTTTACAATTAAAAGTGCCGGTCAAAAGCTCACAGATAACCCGTGGAAAGCGGCTTTAAGTGGTGTTGACTGGTCTATACCGAAAGTCGACCATTGCCGTTTTCTGCCTCAGGAGCCGACTTTTTCAATCATCATGGACGATTTAGGCCGTAAAGGATTAAATACCTATATCCCGGCAAAAATTAAGTCCGTGCAGGGTGATGTCAGCAAATGGAAGGATTACCTGTCGAGAGTGTTTAACACGCCGGAAGACGTTAAAATCTTTGAAGACTACATCGCACATTGTATAAAATATCCGGGTTATAAAATCCCTTGGTCCATTTTGTTACAATCGACCAAAGGCGTCGGAAAGCAGATGATAGGCGACGTGCTTAAACATTCCATCGGTGAATTATACACTTATCAGCCAGACGCTGAAGAACTTGTGAGCGGTGTTAGTCAGTTTAACGGCTGGATGCGCAACAAGCTCATGATATTAGTTGACGAAGTGCGTGTCGGCGACCGCAACGAGCTTATGAACGGGCTTAAAACAATTATCACCGACCGAAGAATTGCTGTAGAATCCAAAGGCGTTGATCAGCAAATGGAAGACAATGTTGCTAACTGGATATTTTTTAGTAACTTCAAAGATGCCTTCCCGATTGATGAAAATGAGCGTCGGTATTGCATTTTTTACAGCAAGTTGCAATCAGCTTTGCAGTTGGAAGAAGCCGGGATGGATAAAGCTTATTTCGATTCGATGTATGACTGGCTCGAGTGCGAACAGGGTTTTGAAAAAATCGCATGGTATTATCTTCATTATCCGGTTGAAAAAGGCTCTCTGCCGCACAGAGCGCCGCACACATCAAGCTATGAAGAAGTGTTAAGAATAGGCAGAAGCCCGTTGAGGGTTATTCTTGACGATAAAATTGAAGCTGAAGAGCGTGGATTCCGCGGCGGGTATGTCAGCTTTGTGATGTTCCAAAAAGCCGTTGCAGACAGTTCTATGCGCACTAAACCCGCCGAGCATACATTGAAAGCTATTCTTGAAGGAAGGGGTTATCACGAGCTTGGACGGACGATAAAACCTATCCCGGGTGAAGATTTAACACATCCGAGTTTGATATTCGGTTTAAAGGGCAAAAGTATTGATGGATATGAAGATGCGCAAGGATAAAATAATATAAATAAAAACCCCTCTAGGTGGATTCGAAAGACCTAAAGGGGTTAAGCGCGCTTTATAATTTATATATTAACTTAAATTATTTAAAATGTCAACTCATTTTCCATTGTTTGATACGTTTCCATTTTGTCGAACATTCTTTTCGTCCGTTATCATATCTAAAGCCTGTTTTTTCATAGATATTAACATGTTTAGGTAAAATTTTAGGCTGGTAACATTCTTTAGGTTGATAATCATTTTCGGATATTTTTTTTGCCAAAGCTATATCCTCTTCTGTTATAGATTTTATATGATATTCGATAGTTGTATGATTAAATTTAGCGACGTCCCCCGCAGCAAGTTTCGGTAACTTTTCAATTACACAACATATATAACAATAAATTCTTTTAGGTTTTGTTTGATTACTATAACGCCCTGAAAATACTAATTGAAAGTAATTTTCAACTTTTTTTAATATTTTTTCACATTTTTTTCTTGAATATTCTTTTCTACATTTCATGGAACAATAATTTTTATCAAAAGATGTTTTCACACCACAATTAAGACATTTCATTTCCCCTCACTTTCGCCGTTTAAGGTCTTGGTTAACAAATCATCAATAAAACCGCACCGAGGACAATCTTGCGTCGATTGATATGCTGTATCTCGGGCTAACCGAATAGCTTCTCTAAGCCGATCAATCTCTGCTTGCTGTTCTTCTATCTTTTCTTTTAAATTTTTAATCTTTGAACAAGCATATAAGTTTGTGCAATTCCTTCTACTCATCACTCCACCTCAAACAAATCATCAATGTTTGCTTTGCTCTTGCCGAGATATTTAAGCTGAGTTGACATAGGACTTTTTGCGTCTATCAATCTTATGTTTTTTGTTCCTTTGTTGTAGGCAACAAAATCGTTACTTGTAGGATTAAAGTCTAAAATAACAAATTTTACACCACTCCATTCTTTAATCCATACATCCCCAATTTCTGGTTTTTCTGCGCTCATTTGTAAAATCCTCCGTTTTCAACAATACCTTTTAAAAATATATATCCCGCCCAAGCACAAAATAGGATAAAAACTATTGCCGGAATCCCGATAATCAAGCCGATTGTCCATAATACCCAAACTGGAATAGAAAAAATCATCTTACACCTACTTTCTTACCCTAAATTTCTTTTTACCCTTCCACACTTATTGCATATTTTGCAAAACTTACTATCTAGCCTCATCAAATCCGCGCAGCGCGAGCACCAGCGCACGTTGCAAAAACCTAGCCAACAAAGCAACCGTCTAATCATCTTAAAGTCCTCCCAAACAAATACGCAGCAAAAAAGAACATGACGGTAGTAAGGATGTCTGACAGGTTTTCTCCAATTTCAATTATTGTTTTTATCCTTTTGCATTTGTTCCGTTTCCCCGCTTTCCAGTCATCCGTCAAGCTCATCGCCCATCTCCTCAATATCAGGAAGCTCTGCCATATAGCATTTATTCATCATGTAATCGCACTCGATTTGAGCATAAATGCCGCTTAAATCATTATCGCATATGCTCCCCACAGGGATTTTTTGTCCTTTAGCCCAATTCAAAAAGCACTCGCAAGCCTCAGCATATCCTACGCAATAAGCCTTAACAAGGCGTGGTTCGTCTTGATGTCGGCAAGTAAAACACTGGCAATCTGTTTTTATTGTCATCTCTTTACCTCAAACAAATCTTTAATACTGGCTTTGCTCTTGCCGAGGTATTTAAACATTTTAATAAAATGTCTTTCTCTGGCGGAATCTTCAAATATTGTGTTATTGCTATTATCGATAAAAACTATTGCTCTTGTACCGTCTGATAATGTAAATATACGGCTAATATGCACCGGACCTTTTGAGTCTTCCCACATATCGCCGATTTCTGGTTTTAATGCACTCATTTTGTTAGCTCCTTAATCTCAACATCATACCAACCCTCATCTTCGGCTTCAGCTTGTGCTTGCCAAGCCTCGAGGTATGTTTCGGCTTTAGCATAAATAGCAAGTTCCATTTCATCGCAATACCTGCCAACAATTTTATATTTTTTTTCATCCAAAGTCATTTCAGCACCTCTTTTATTCTGGTTAAAAGCAAAGTCGCTTCATCTGCGTTTTTAGTGAAATATGTATCAACGTCTGATAAATATTCTTTGCACTCTTTCAGCAACTGGCGGAGCTGTTTGTTTTTCTCCGTGGCTGCCTTTCCCTCATTAAGCAGCTTTCCAATTATCATGTCCCCTTTGTCGACTTCTCTTTTAAGTCGTATAATCTCTTGATAAACTGCCTCATAATCCCCGAACTCATCAACCAAGGCTTGACCGTGCGCTATGTCTACCGCCTGCTTACTTTCCAACAATTTGTAGTTATTGGTTAGATTTTCGACATCTTTTTCAAGTCCTTTGACCTTTTCGGTAAGTTCAACAAAATGGTCGTAATTGCAAATAGCTAAGACTTTAATTTCTTGTTCACCATTTGGAAAATAACAAGTCCCATTACCACAAAAACTAAAAGCGTTGTTACTATATAAACGTGCCGGGTATACTTTCTTTTTTCCAGCCACTCTTACAAAATAATTTTTGTTTTTCTTCAACTTTCCAGCTTTCCAGTCATCCGTTAAGCTCATCGCCCATCTCCTCAATTTTCATTTCAGAAAAAACATCCGGCTCTATGTCGCCAATTCCACCCATCACTTCCATATACTCTTCTTTTTTTTCGGCGCACATTTCATTTAAATACACCCACTTTTTACACCAATTTTGTAAATGTGTTTTTCTCGGATATGCTTTATATGCGGAAAATCCAAAATAATATACATACCCATTGAAATAAAAACCGACATGATTTTGGTTGCCTAAAATATAGCCATTAACTTTCGGCTCATCCGTATTGTCATGAATTTTCATTTTTTTCATCCTAAAATAGTTAAAGAGTTAAAAATCACAAAGCTAGCACCGGAAGAACATAACTGCCACTGGTGTACTTACTGAGGATGGTCAAATAGCTGTAATTAAGTCCCGCACTCCACGCGTAGTTGCTCGACTCCTCCGAGGAAGACCAATACCAGCCTTTTCTTAGGGGCTTCTTGCCCGCCCGAACGAACGCCCTACTTATGGCGTCAAAATTTTCCGCAATGGCTAGCATTTCTTCTTTTGAGGGAATACCTACTTTTACGGCGTCATACCAATTCATAGGCTCCAGCTCATCCCGCAAAGCTAAATAAATAATCCGGCCGTTTATTTGGGCGGCGCGGACGCCTACCGGTTTGCCGTTTTTCTTAACAATCATTACTCTGAATTTTGCCATTTGTTTTCTCCTAAATTAAAACCGGGCGAACGTAGTTATAGTTGAGCTTATAGTACCAGTCCAAACCGTAACTGTAGCCAAGGTCACAGCCCCACGCGTAGTTGTAGGAGTCCTCCGACGAAGACCAATAGTTTTTATTCAGAAGGTCGCCGCCTACTTTTTCCAGCATTTTGTTGATTCGTTTGATATTTGCGATAACAAACTCCCACTCGTGTTTCATCGGCAAACGGCAATAGTTCTTTTCACACCAGCATTTTGCGTTGAACCAATCCATGGTTCTAGGCGCGTCGTAAAGTGCAAGGTCGAAATAATGTTTGTCGTCATCAAGCCAACACCTAATCCCGACAATTTCCTTTTCTCTATCAATATCTTCTGAAGCCGTTCCGTTAGCATATGCGTATTCAATAAAAATTTCTTTCTTCATTTTTGTTCCTTTATTTAAAAATTTGATAGCCTTTGCGTTCTATTTTATTAAATTTTCCAAAATTATTTTCATTTGCTCCGGGGTACGATTAACCGCTATACAGGGAATTACAAGATTACCGTCAATATCGTAAGTATCTACATGCAGATAAATATCCCCTGTATCAAAAAATTCTAAATCATTTGCGATAATACAATAATTGTCATATATTTCTACACCATCAATTTCTTTGGCCCATTCAACCAACTCAAACCATGTGATAGTAGGCATAAAAGCCAAATTATCCTCATAATCCGGTGCATTATTAGTCATTTTTCAACCCCTTCAATTTATCAGACCAATGTTCTATAAGCTCTAAGTCCTCTTTGCGTTGCGGGCTGCTATAATACATGTCATTCCCGCACTCGTGCATATACTCCTGACTTTTGGCCCATTGCAAACCGTTAAGCACCGTTCCCAAACTCTCGACCATAGCACCTCCGGCAGTTTTACAATGCGGTTTGCCTTTAAGCACGCTCGCAACCGCCGCCGGACTGACACCCAGAAACCTCGCAGCCTCCGAAGCCGTTTCAAATGCCTCTGTCCGGCCGCCCTGCAAGTGTAATAGTACGCCGGCGGTCTGTGTAATAGTATCCGGGTCGACCAGCAAGGGCAGCAGGGCCTCTTTGAATGTGTCATGCGTTGTAAGTGTAATAGTATCGCCGAGAGCAGGTCTAAGCCCGGTCAATTTTTTAAGCACCATACGGGTTTGATGTCCGTCTGTGTGTGTAATAGTACAGCTGTAAAATATCAATTTTACCTCCTTTATTTATGCAGCCGGACAGTAAAGCCAAAGCTCTCCGCCTCCGGCAGGTTTTTTGTTGTGTATATAATAGTACCCGAGTCATCCAGTACGTCCCATTTTACAGCCCGTAAACCTTCCAGACTCAAAGCATAAGGCATTATTAACGCTGTCCGGCTCTCGTCTGCATTGTGTAATAGTAAAGCAGAGTCCCGCCTCTCCGGAATTAAAAGCACCGCATCAACGCCGACAAAATTTAAAGCCGTTTTAAAATACCGCTCACTTACCAACAAGTTATTAACTCTCGCAAGCCCGGCGTCATATATTACCCGGTCGAGTTGCCAGCGGCGGCGGGGAGCCGTTTTCATACGTGATAGTACAGCTTGCCAGTCGTTCAGCGGCTCAGGGCTTGCTGGCGGCGTTACAGGCATTTGAAGCCGCCACCAAGGCGAAAGGCAGCTTGTAGCGCTGCCGGCGTCAATGAGCATTATTAACCCGTCAGAGGCGACGAACTCACCCCCGGTCGCCTGATGCACTAATTGAAGCGCGGGGCGGTCATTTAAACGACTTGTAACTTTATCAAGCTCGCACGAGTAAAACATTTTTAATAATCCTTTAAAATTGTTAAACATTCCGTCTTTGACAAATCTTTTAAACAAATAAAATATTCTGTTTCAGCGTCATAATAAGCATTTTGCCGATGAAAGCCGCTATTTGTAGCGATAAGAATCGCCGCAAATATTAAAACCGTTGTAAAATATTTAAACATTTTGGTTATTTCCTTACGTAACCATTAAAAATTTACAATTACGCGGACATTATGTCTAAACGGTTTTTCATCAAAATTTAAACCGGATATTCTGTTAAAATCATAATAAAGCGCGTAATCGTGCCTGGCTTCCGACGCCGACCAATAACAGTCTCTTTTAAGCGGCTCCCCGCCTGCCTGCTCGCATGCGTCATTGATAGCGTCAAAATTTTCACTAATCGCAAACCATTCTTCAATTGACGGGATTGCTTGATATGAAGCGCTAAACCAATTCATCCGCTCCGGCTCATCTTGAAGCGCAAGGGTAATTATTCGGCCGTTTATTTGGGCGGCACGAACGCCTACCGGTTTGCCGTTTCTTTTAACAATTTCAACTTTAAATTTTGTCATTGTTTATTTCCCAATAGTTAAAGAGTTAAAAAATTACAAAGCTAGCACCGGGCGAACGTAGAAATTGACGTACTTAGTGCGGTAGTAGTACAAACCGTAACTGCTGCCTAGGTAAGAGTACCACGCGTAGTTGCTGGAGTACTCCGACGAAGACCAATACCAGTCTCTTTTAAGCGGCTCCCCGCCGGCTCGAACGAGTGCCCGGTTTACATCGTTGAAATTCTCAGCAATCGCTATCCATTCTTCCTTGCTCGGAATGCCTACTTTGACGGCGTCATACCAATTCATCCGCTCCGGCTCATCTTGAAGCGCAAGGGTAATTATCCGGCCGTTTATTTGGGCGGCACGGACGCCTACCGGTTTGCCGTTTCTTTTAACAATTTCAACTTTAAATTTTGACATTGTTTATTTCCCAATAGTTAAAGAGTTAAAAAATTACAAAGCTAGCACCGTCGACACAATCAACAGCTTCGCGCAGATATCCCGGCAAACCGTCAACCATGTCGCAAACCCATTGATTGTTATATCCGTAAATTTGGAAACTTATTGAATCTTTCCCGGAATTTATGGCTTTTTCAACCATACTTTTAAAATCACTTGAATCAATTTTTTTCATGTTCGAATCCTTTCTTATATTATTGTTACTTTATACTTTTAAATTAACATATATTGTTAAAAATGTCAAGCACTTTTTTAATCGGCCATCTGTCAGCACGTCACCCGCCGGGGTTAGCTCCACGGCCCCCGAATAACCTTGGCACCCTTGCTGCCGCGCGGCTGCAGCTCAGCCGGGAAATACCAGACGAATCGCCCGCCGTTGCCACCTTGCCGCCATCTGCCGCACTCTTGGCCATCTGTCAGCACGTCACCCGCCGGGGTTAGCTCCACAATGTCACACTCCCAGAAGTCCCGAATCTTGTCGGCTAACTCTTGCAAGCTGTCAGCTGTCTCGTTTATTTGCTCGCGGCGTCTGCTTGCCTCGTCGGCAGCTTTTAGCTCGGCAATGTCGCGGGCGCTAAGGGCTGAACGTTTTAAAATTTGCATAGTATTTGAGTCTCCTTATTTTTATCTGGACGCCCTTCCCGGGCGTTTCGGCTATATCTTCACAAAATAAGCGTTTTTTCTGTTATCTTCGGCGAATCCTCGCCCCTGTCTGATGTATTCGGCCGTGTGTTATAATAAACTTGTTGGTATCACATCATCGGCAAAAATAGCCCAAGAATCAGAATCAAAACCCCAAAAATCGGAGACCACTTTGTCAGGTCTAATCCTGACCATTTTGTCGCCCCAATCATCAAAATATTTGACAATTTCCCCTTCTTGACCGTCTAGTCCTTCATATAAATATTTGGCATATTTGTCTTTGTTTTCCGGCTTTATGTTAATTTTGCACCTCATAGCAAAACCCCCTTTTAATCAATATATATTTTTCTACCCATAATTAAAAAGTAATGTTCTTCTCTAACAAGTCCGAACTTTGCCCATCTTTTTGGGGTTATTTTCCAAAGCTTGTATAAAATATATTTCATGATTTTTACTCCTCTACGTAATCCGATTCACTGTGTAACGGCAGATTGAAAAATTCTTTTAAGGTTAAAAAATGCGGTGTTGCTTCCCTCTTTATACTTTTAATGTAGCATATATTGTTTAAAATGTCAAATAGTTTTTATATATTTTTGCACTTTTTTAATCGGTTAATGGTAATGTCCCTTTGCTCACAGCAACCGGCTGTCAACCTGCTCACGGATAACTGCAATCGATTCTTGATTTAATGCAGCCTTAATGCTGTTAATAACTGGGACAATGTCCAAAGTGCCGCTAAAGTCTATTATTTGAACGATTAAACTAGTTTCTAATACTTGCGTGCCGTCTTGGTGCGTATAAAGCCTTTTACCCTCTGTTATAGTGCAATCGCCGCAGATAGTGCCGATAATTTTATAAGCATCAAGTGTTGATATTTCCTGAACTTTGGAGTCCTTGTCATTCAAACCGATATATAAATTAAATTTTGTTAACATTTTCGAATCCTTTATATTTTGTTATTTTTTTATAAAAAGTTATAAGAAATGGTTGTTATATATCAGCCAACGTTGGCTAAAGGTGTTAAAAATGTTAAAAGTGTTTTTAACAATTAGACTTCATTCTTCTGAAACCCTTGATATACTTAGAATCTAGAAACTTGTAAAATTATATTGTACAATTGTTTACAATACAACAATTACAAGTTACAACTTTTAAAATAGCTATTTGGAAATAAAAAAACGCCCCTGCAACCCTCCAACGCTGCCAACATTACAACTGTTAATTACAACTGTTTAACATAAAATTATTTATGTTACAAGTTTATAAACGTTAAAGGGGCGTGTGATGTTAATGTTTACAGCGTTATAAATTTATATTACGTTTCTTTCGTTTATAGGTTGTAAATGTTAAGGGGGGTACTACCCCTAGTTGAACAGGCGGCCCCACTCAAAACCCCGAAACACTCAAAACACCAAAAACTCTTGACAACACCTATAATTCATATTATACTCTCATTTGAAAGGAGATAATTCTATGTATTTAACGATTGATAGTGTTAGAAAATGGCGAGTCTATCGAGTATACGATGAAACCGGTGAACTCGTTTACATGAACGCAGCAAAACTGCCTGATATAGTTGCTTTGCGTAATATTTCCTGCGCAAGGTCTTTTAACCCTTTAACGACTTATAAAGTTATTATTGACGATAAAGAATATGAAAAAAAGTCCGATGCAATGAATGATGTTGTTAAAAATATTCCTTATAAAACGCCTAAATTTAATTTAGAGGTCAGAGGATATATGAACGATAGATTTATTGTGTGCGATCAGACGAATGAGGTGTTCAGAAGTCAATATGAAGCTTGTCAAAGATATGGTATAGATAAATCAAATTTATGCAATCATTTGCGGGATAGAAGTTTGATTAGAACTCTTAAAGGTTTTTCGTTCCATTATTATAATGCTTTAGACGAACAAAGAGATCTTATGAGAAAGTGGACACCGCTTATGTATAATGTAAGCGGCCAACACTGGGGGAATTTTGATGCGGAGCAAGTCTACAAGAGTTATAAATACCGTCACCCGCTTGACGACACTCAACCAGGTAAGCCTGTTTTTAATTATACGCCTTGGGCGCCTATCATTCCTGACGGCAACGACCCTATCCCGCCTGAGGCCTTGCGGTTCCCGGAGCCGGGACAACAGCCCTTGCCACCCCGGCACTGCAATATTCAAGCGCTATATGCAACTGAGGAGCTGCCATGGCATCGACCGGGTAGTGAGAGACCACAAATAAAATTAGATTGACTTAGGAGGTAATTCATGCTATTGAACAACAGAGAGTATTTTATATTCGTCAAAAAAGGTGAGTACATGGTCGGCAAATTGATGCACGCTCTTAAAAAAGGGGACGACATAGAGGTGCTGGGCCATGCGGCTACCAAATTTGAGGCCTATCAACTGCTTGAGGCACTTACCGGGCAACGGCCCCTTATGTCGCGCCGGGCAGGGCGCCCCGTGCGGTGTGTGGAGACAGGGGAGACATTCCCCTCGGCAGCGGCGGCTTGTGCTCGCTATGGCATCTCAGCGCCCCTTATGAGTATGCATCTTGCACGCAAAGACAGCTATACCAGTTGCAAAGGACTGCACTTTAAATATACAGAGGACAACGAGGACACAGAGGTATAATGGCATCCTATTACCCCACAAGCGCGTATGACATTATATCCGAGGCCGAGAGAGAGGTGCTGGAGGAGTATGTCAGCTTTGCCGTGGCAGAGCAACAACGCAAACATCAGCGGGTGGACCTCGCGCTTAATCTTCCGGTGCCTGCGGAGTTCATGCGCAAGGGGAGAGAGTGCTTTGCTAAACCTGTGGTGCTTGCGGCACTACGGGAGCGACTGCTTGAGGAGAGTGCCAGGCGGGACATATCGCCTGACAGAGTCATCAGGGAGTACGGCAAGATAGCCTTTAGCGACATAAGTGACTATTTGGAGCAAGGGGCGTGGGGGACAGTGCAGCTTAAAGACTTCAACAGCATCCCGGCTGATAAACTCGGAGCAATCAAAAGTGTAGAGACGCGCACGGGTGCCAATGGCTCTGCACAGGTCAAACTCGTGCTGCATGACAAGTTCCCGGCGCTTAAAGCACTTGCCGAGCTCATGGGGCTTGTGGCGCCTGACGCACCGCCTGCGCTTGAGGGGTATGTCAAACAAGAGATACGCACTATGGGACAGCAACAGCTTCAAATGCCGGAGGCAGAGTACGAGGAGCTCTTAGAGGAGGTCAACCGTGGGGACGACTAGCAGTATGAGAGCGCTGACAGCAGCCCGCACCAACGCAGCCCACTGCCAACCATGGCACCCCCGCCCATTGCAAGCCAGCGAGTGGCCGCCTGACTACCGGGCGGTGTATGCGTGGCGGACAGCTATGCTGCGCAGGCTCCGCTCAACACCCGGAGCGCTTGAGGCAGCGCGCGCCTATTACAGCACGCGACCCGGCAACTTCATAATGGACTGGATGGACACTTATGACCCCAGACGGCAGCGGGACAAATGGGTGCCTTTTATCTTCTTCAAACGCCAGCAAGAGGTGATAGACTTCTTTGAGAGCTGCTCGGCTGCAGGTGAGAGCGGGCTGGTGGAGAAATGCAGGGACTTCGGGCTGACATGGCTTGCGTGCGCTTATTCCGTGTGGCGGTGGCTCTTTATTAAGAACGACGCTATCGGCTGGGGTAGCCGCAAAGAGACACTTGTCGACAAACCCGGAGACCCGGACAGCATATTTGAGAAAATAAGGCTTATTTTACACAGACTGCCGCGGCTTTGGCTGCCGGAGGGCTTTAGCTTCGGGCGCAACTGCACTTATATGAAACTGCTTAATCCGGCCACCGGAGCCATTATTGCAGGTGAGGCCGGTGACAATATTGGGCGCGGTGGGCGACGGAGCGCTCAGCCGTTAGATACACTTGTGATGACACCTAAAGGGTTAAAAGAGCTGGGAAGTCTTAAAATAGGAGATTACGTTATAGGTTCAGATGGTAAACCTACTAAAATTGTTCATATAGTTGATTGGGGTGAAAGACAAGTTTATAAAGTTCATTTTACCGATGGTACATGGACAGAGTGCGATGCTGAGCATTTGTGGCAAGTAAAACATAAATTTCGTCGTAATTCTAGTGAAGTGTTAGATACTCAAACAATTATGAAAGATTATGTTTACAAGTCCCCTAAAGGTCAGGAACATTATCGTTATGAAATACCGTTTATCAAACCGGTTCAATTTGATGTATCTCATAGAAAATTACCTTTAGACGGATATATTGTCGGTGCACTTTTGGGTGACGGTAACGTTGCAGGTGTTCCTAAATATGTTGTTAAATTTACTTCCGCAGATCAAGAGATTTTAGATGAAATTCAACGTTTGCTGCCTGAGCATTGTGAATTAAGAAAAGGTGAGAGATATGAGTATAGAGTAATAGATAATAGGTCTAAAAAACGACCTCGTTCTGAAAGAAGATCTATTGTTCGCCGGGCTGTTTTGAAAGCGGGTATTGCCGGTATGCGTTTTGAAACAAAATATATACCTGATATGTATAAATACAGTTCTGTTGAAACACGTTTATCGGTTTTGCAAGGTTTGATGGATACAGACGGGAGTGCTTCAGGAAGGACTTTAACTTTCACAAGCACATCTAAAAAATTATCAATGGACGTTAGATTTTTGGTAGAATCTTTAGGTGGTAGAGCAACCTACAACATTAAACACGATAAGAGAGGTTTTAAAGATTGTCATTGTTTGCAAATTTCAATGCCGGAAAATTTACCGCCGTTTAGATTAACTCGAAAACTTGAAATTTTTTATAAAAGAAGAAAAAAAATATGTAGAACAATAAATAAAATAGAACCGAGTAGAAAAACGGAGGTAAGATGTATTCAAGTTGAGAATTTGGATGGACTTTATGCACTAAGTCATTGTATTTTAACACATAATTGTTATTTTTGTGACGAAGCAGCTCATTTGGAGAGAGCGGAGAAAATTGAAGCTGCTCTTGGTGACAATACTAACGTCCGTATTGACATTTCCTCAGTTAACGGCGTTGGTAACGTTTTCCACAGACGGCGTGAGAACGGTATAGTATGGACCCCGGAGCGGAAAGATTACCCGACCGGTTATGTCAGGGTGTTTGTAGCGGACTGGCGGGACCATCCGGCTAAAACGCAAGAATGGTATGATGCCCGTAAAGCACGGTATGAGCGTGAAGGTCTTGCGCACATTTTTGCACAAGAGGTTGACCGCAATTATGCTGCCGCCGTCAGCAATACGGTCATTACATACGAGTGGATATTGGCGGCTGTGGACGCACATATTAAGCTCCCGTGGCTGGCAGAGGCGCTTGAGGATCATAAAGACGAGTGGACGGCGGGGCTTGACGTGGCTGACGAGGGCAACGACCGCAACGCGCTTACTTTACGGCAATATGTTGTCTGGCGGCAGGTGGACGAGTGGGGCGAGAGGGACCCAGGCATTTCCGCGCGTAAAGCCGTGCTGGCATGCCGTCCTCATGCCGGTAACATTACTTGTCAATATGACTGTATCGGGGTGGGTGCCGGTGTCAAGACAGAGTATAACAGGTTGGCAACGGACGACGGGGTGGTGGACGCAAGGCGGATACCCTTTATTCCGTGGAACGCGGGGGCGGCTGTGGAGAGGCCTTTCGAGAGAATTATACCTGATGATAGAGAAAGCTTGCAAAATAAAGATTTTTTTGATAACTTGAAAGCACAGGCTTGGTGGTCCATACGCACGAGGTTCTATAAAACCTATAAAGCTGTAACGGAAGGGGTGAAATACAATCCCGATGAGCTTATATCTATTGACAGCTCGATGCAGCTTTTGGAGCAGGTAAAAAAAGAGCTTATGCAGCCAACAGTCGGGTATAGCTCCCGGCTTAAAATGCTGATAGAGAAAAAACCAAACGGTATGAGGTCGCCTAACTTGGCAGATAGCGGTGTTATGGCTTTCTTTCCGCTTTCGGACAATACAAATTACAGCGTGGTTGGCTCTTATGGGATATAGACATGGTTAAAGCAGCAGAGATATTGAAACGGTCACCGGATATTGAAACAATGGTGCCTTACTGGGACAAGGTAACGGACATTCTTAACGGACAGGAAGCTGTCAAATGCGCTGGGACGGCATATATGCCTATGTTTCCCGATGAGAGTACGAAAGATTATGACTTCCGCTTACAAATCAGCAAATTTACTAATATTTATCGGGATGTGGTCGAAGGACTGGCCAGCAAACCTTTTCAGAATGAGATAACCCTTCTGGGCGGTGAGGGCATCCCGCAAGAATTGCTTGACTTTGCTGAGAATGTTGATGGAGCTGGGAACAATTTGACGAGTTTTGCGGCGTTAACATTTTTTAACGGTATTAATTACGCTCTCGACTGGATTTTTGTTGATTATCCGTCAGTTCCTAATCCTGAAGTCATTACGGTTGCTGAGGCTAAAAACATGAATCTTCGACCGTTTTGGGTGCATATTCTGGCTAAGAATGTACTTGAAATCAGAACGGAGATGAAAGGGTCTGAGCAGATTATAACATATTTCAGACACATGGAACCCGGCTTTGGCGACGAACCCATGCACGTCAGAGAATTTGTTAAAAATGAAAACGGTCAAATTGATTGGCGGCTTTATGTTGAAGTGCTGAACGATAAGGGTGAGAAAGAGTTTATTGTAGAGCAAGAAGGGGTGTTAAGTATTGATTTTATCCCGATGGTACCGTTTGTAACTGGTCGTCGGGACGGTAAAAGCTTTAAGTTTTATCCGCCAATGTCTGATGCCGCAGATTTGCAGATAACTCTTTATCAGAATGAATCGGCACTTGAATATATTAAAATGCTTACGAGTTATCCGATGCTTGCAACAGATGGAACAAGAGTGCCGATGGAAGCTGACGGTAAAACCCCTAAAAAAGTGGCGGTAGGCCCTAATCGCGTGCTTTACGGTGTGCCACAGGACAACGGTATCGGTGGGAGTTGGAAGTATGTAGAGCCGCAAGCAAACAGCTTGGAGTTTTTGCAGAAAAACATCGACAAGACTAAAAATGACTTGCGTGAGCTGGGTCGTCAACCGCTAACAGCGCTTTCAACACAGTTAACGACAGTAACGACTTCCATTGCAGCCGGTAAAGCTAAATCTGCGGTTACAGCATGGTGCTTTAATCTCAAAGACGCTTTAGAAAACGCCTTGCTGGTAACAATGAAATGGATGAACTCGGATTATGAACCGGAGGTTAATGTTTACACCGGGTTTGACAATGTTCTCGATGACGGGCAGGACCTTGAAGAGTTAGGGAAAGCTCGTGAGCGGAGAGATATTTCGGTTGAAACTTATTGGGAAGAGCTTAAACGGCGTAAAGTGCTGTCCCCTGAGTTCAGTGTTGAGCTTGAAAAAAAGAGATTGCTTGAGGATATACCGGTAGATGAGCCGGATCTTAATTCTGGAAATGAAGCAGACAATAATCTTAACCAAATTGAGGAAATATAATGACAAGAGGATGGAAATTTGACGAAGCCGGTAATGTTGTTATGAGAGACGGCAATCCGGTTTATATCAATACAAATGGTGATGAACAGACTATTTCTGTAGACACTATCGCCAATCTCAACAGAGAGGCAAGGGACAATCGAATTGCGAAAGAAGAAGCTTTGGATAAACTTAAAGCCTTTGAGGGTATCGATGCCGCAAAAGCTCGTGAAGCTTTGGAGGCTATCAGCAAAATCGACAGCAATAAACTTATCGAGACAGGTAAAGTGGACGAGGTTAAAGCTCAAATTACCTCACAGTTTCAAACACAGTTGGATGAGAAAAACAAAGCTTTGACAGAATTGCAAGGCAAATATGAGGATATGATTATTAATAACGTATTTGCCAACAGTGATTTCATTCGCAACAACGTTGCCGTTCCGAGAGATATGTTTGAAGCTAAATTCCGTAAGAACTTTAAGGTTGAAGACGGTAAAGTGGTTGTTTACGATAATAACGGTAATCGGCTTTACAGTAAAGACAAGCCGGAGTATGCAACCCCGGAAGAAGGATTGCGTATTTTGGCAGAGAGCCATCCGCAGCGTGACAGCATTCTGCGTGCTAATGCTGGTAATGGTACGGGAAGCTCTGGAGCCGGTGGTGGCACGGGCGGCTCTCGGTATATGAAACGTGCTGATTTTGAAAAACTTTCGCCTCAGCAGCAGTTGGAATATGCCAAGAAAATGTCGAACGGTGAAATTACCTTGACAGATTAGAAACAAACTGTTAAATTATAATTGCTTTTTTCTAGAATTGAGAAAGCGCATCGGGTTGGATGACCTACATCAATCAATCGGTGCGCTTTTTTTACGCACCAAATAAAGTTTAACAAAATTTGAAAGGTGCTGAATTATGGCTAATATTTTGACCAACCTCATCCCGGCTCTTTATCAGAATTTGGATGAAGTTTCTCGCGAGCTGACCGGCTTCCTGCCGTCTGTGGCTCGTAATTCTTCTGCCGCTCGTGCCGCTGTTGGTGAATCGGTAACTGTACCGGTCAGCTCGGCTATGGAGTCCGGCGATGTTACCCCGGCAATGACCGTTCCGGAGCCGGAAGACTTCACGATGGACAACGTTGCTATTCAGATTACGAAATCCCGTAACGTTTCTTTTGGTCTGACTGGTGAGGAATTTCAGGGTCTGAATAACGGTGTCGGAGCTAATTATATTCTCGGTGAAAACATCAAACAGGCTATTCGTACTTTGGCTAACGAGATGGAGAAAGACGTTGCTATTGAAGCTGCCGCCGCCTCCTCTCGCGCTTATGGTACGGCTGGTACTACCCCGTTCGCAACTGATTTGTCGGATGCTGCCCAGATTAAAAAACTCTTGGATGATAACGGCGCTCCGATGGGTGGACGTTCTTTGATTATCAACACGACCGCCGGTGTAAATCTGCGTTCTTTGACGCAGTTGACGAACGTCGGTGATGCTGGTACCAATATGACCCTGCGTCAGGGTGAGTTGCTGAACCTGTTTGGTTTCTCGATTAAAGAATCCGCTGGCATTCAGAATGTTGCTCAGTCGACGATTTCCGGTGTTACGTTGAATGCTGCGGAAGCTGGCGCTACCGAGCTGACGATTAAAGCTGCTACCTCTGGCTCTCTGAAAGCTGGTGACATTATTACCATTGCTGGTGATGACAACAAATATGTTGTTGCCGAAGCTAACAGCTCTCTGGCTGCCGAAGGTAAGATTAAAATTGCTAAACCGGGTCTGCTTCAGGCTGCTGCTGACAGTGCTGCGGTTACCGTTGTTGCTGCTTCTGCCCGTAACATTGCGTTTACGCAGAACGCTATTCAGTTGGTTACCCGCGCTCCGGCTCTTCCGGGCGGACGTGACGCGGCTGTTGACAGCTACATTATGACCGATTCCCGTTCGGGTATGGCTTTTGAAGTCCGTGTATATCAGGGCTACAGAAAGATGCGTATGGAAGTTGCCTGCGCATGGGGTGTTAAGGTTATTAAACCTGAGCACGTCGCAACCTTGCTTGGTTAAGGTAAACAGGGAGGGTGGTAACCTGCCCTCCCAACTTTTTTATGGAGATGAAAATGACCGCATTACCGACAATGAAAGTAAAGCATAAAGAATATGGGATTGAAATGGTTATCAATCAGTCAGATTTTGATGAGAAAATTCATGAAGATTTGAACAAGAAAGCCGCCGCTCCCGCTGAATCAAAAAGAAAGAAAGCTGATAAAATTGATGATGAGCTGAAAGCCCTTATGGGAGAAGAATAATGTATTACGGTAACGTTGACGATTTTAAAACCTATTGCACGTCAAGAGGGAAGTCATTGCATGAAACATGGAGTGATGAGATGATTGAGTCGGCGTTACTGGTTTCTTCTGAATGGCTTGATGGTGAGTATGAAAACATTTTTATCGGTTATAAAGCTAACGGATATAAGCAGGAGCGCAGCTGGCCGAGAGAGGCTGCTGTTGTTCAATCTTATCCGTATTATTTGTTTGCGAAAGATGAAATTCCGGCACAAATGGAAAAAGCAACGTATGAAGCTGCTTTTCGTAATTTGACATCGCCGGGTTCTTTGCAAGTTGATTTTACCCCCAATCAATACAGTTCCGTCAGAGTTGAAGGGGCTATTTCCGTTGAATATAATTCATCTGTTACCTATGCGTCAGACATTCAAACGGAGATACCGATTATTCAAACTTTGATGTCCGATTTAATCGATTATGATAAAGCCGGTTCGTTCAGTCGAGTGTCCGGGAGAGCGAGCCGTGTATGAGTATTTATGATGATTTACAAGGCGTTGCTTCAAACCTCTTAAAACAATTTAAACAAGGGTCGATAGAGCTCATTCAGTTTGTTTATCCTGAGGATTCAACACCTGACAACCCCGGAAAGCCGGAAGAGGTTGTGACGCCTTTAGATGCTGTTGCTAACGGTGAGCGTTTTAAATTTATGAATACGAGTTTCATAAACGCTTCGGATATTGAAGTTACTACAGCGGTTGTTGAAGGTATAAGCCCGTCTGTAAATGATTTTATCAACATTGATGGTACAAAATATAAGATTATAGAATTTAATCCGTTACCGGCAGCAGGGACGGCTTGTGCGTGGAAGTTTATTGTCCGCAAAGGGGGTTAAATGGCTACAACCCTTGACACGCTTTACGCTTTACAAATCCCTCAAGTTCAAGAGCTTTTTATTCAGGCAATGGAGAACATTGTCGACCGTGCTGTTATTGAGGAAATGGTAGAGGCCATTGAGAATAATGATGTTGAAGCTCTTTATGCTGCATCTGGTTTCACCCCTGTTGTTTTGAATACGGTTGTCAATCAAATTGAGCGGATTTATGAGGAAGCCGCAAACATTACAATCGGCGCTTGGCCGAAAAGACTTAGAGCGGTTTTTAACATCCGTAATCCGAGAGTTGAAGAACAGCTCTCCGAATATTCAAGTAATTTCATTACAAATATTTCCGATGAAATAAAAGCTAATATCCGAACGACTTTGACGGACGGACTGGCAAGGGGTATAAATCCGAGAGAAACAGCGCTTAATATTGTCGGTCGTATTAACCCTGCAACAAAAAAACGTGAAGGCGGGGTAATAGGGCTTTCAGCGAATCAAGTAGGGTGGGTTTCTAACGCCAGAATGTATTTGGAGAATTTAGACAAGCGTTATTTTACGTTAGGGTTAAGGGATAAACGCTTCGATTCGTTGGTTCAAAACGCTATTAATAGCGGTCGGAAATTAACAAAAGATGAAATTTCCCGGCTGATAACGGCTTATGAGAATAAAGCCTTGCGATTTCGTGGCAATGCAATTTCCCGGACTGAAACAATGCAGGCTATTAACCGCGGTGAGTATGCTGCAATAGTTCAGAATATTGAAGAAGGTCTTATCAGTGAAAATCAGGTAACAAAATGGTGGGATGATACCCATGACGGCCGGACGCGTTTAACGCATTTGGCACTTGGCAATACTTACGGTCGGAAAAATCCTATATCGTTTAACGAACCTTTTGTTACTATGACCGGACAGCAATTACTTTATCCGGGTGACAGGTCGCTGGGAGCCGATTTGCGAGAGATTGTTAATTGCCGTTGTAAAGCTCAGTATAATATTGACTTTTTAGCGAGGTAGAGAATGGCTGATTTTAATGCTACAATAGACAGAATTGTTGCTAAAACTCAAAAAGATATGCTTGCGGTTGTCAAGAATAGTATTCAAGAGGTTGTACAAGATGCTCAAACGCCTCGTGATAAAGGTGGTAAAATGCCGGTTGATACGGGCTTCCTGCGGTTTTCAGCTACAGCGGCTCTTAATCATGTACCTTCAGGAGAAACGCTTGGTCGCGATCGTTTACCGGGTGAAGAAGGTGTATTGCCAGATTACGCAGTGAGTGATGATGCCAGTTATATTACCGATACGCTTGTTAAAATGAAAATCGGCGATGTTTTTCATTTTGGTTGGACTGCTGTTTATGCAAACCGACAAGAAATTTATAACGGTTTTATGGAATCGGCGGTTATGAATTGGCAAAGAATTGTAGACAATCAGGTTAGGAGATTGCAAAAATGATAGAATCTAAGATTATCGACCTCTTGCAAAAGCAGGTTACCAAAGCCGTTGATGGTTTATATCCTATTAAATATTTGAATGTTAATATTGAACCGACTGATTCATTTTGGGAGGTTGTTTATATCCCGAATAATGTTGAAAATGAGTTCTGGGATAAGGGAAAAACTTATCAGGGTATTTTAAGATTGATACTTCATTGGCCGGCCGATAATACAGGTATTTATACACCTCTTCAAGAAGCTGAAAGAGTTTCTGCTGAATTTTCCAAAGGTACCGAATTATTTGGCGATGATGTTAAGGTTATTATTACAGATAACCCGAATTTAACAAGTCTTAATGAAGACGACGGAAAATTGCTAATACCCTTGACAATTCGTTATTTGTGCTTTAAGCTATAATTGCATGGAATAATACCTCCGAGCGCACTAGGTTGGATGACCTAAAAAATCAATCAATCGGTGCGCTTTTTTACGCACCAAACAAAGTTTTAATATTTGAAAGGTGCTAAAAATGGCGAATACAAACGCATTTTCGAAAATTTATGTTTGCCCCGACCCGCAGAACGATGACTTGACTGCTGACGATTATGCAGGGTTGAGCTGGGTTCTTATCAAAGGTGTGGGTAATCTCGGTGAAACTGGTAAGTCTACTAACATTTTGACGTATAACACATGGGAAACCGCAGTGGCGGATAAAGCTAAAGGTATTACTGATGCCGGTTCCCCGACACTTGAAGTTGCTCGTGACCCGAACGATGAAGGTCAGAAAATTCTCAACAGCGCCGCGGCTGTTGGTAACAACAACGACTATGCTTTCAAAATCGAACGTGCTGATGCTCCTCTCGGTGGAACGGGTACTATCATGTACAACCGCGGTCTGGTTGGTGGCCCGACCCGTCCGAACGGACAGAATGAAGACTTTGATTTGGAAGTCTTTACGCTTGGTCTGGTGCAGGAAGAAATTGTTGTCCCGCCGACGACCGGAACGGGCGCTCCTGTGATGACAGCAGCCCCGGCTATCACTGGAACGGCGCAGGTTGGAGAAACCTTGACCTGTTCGACCGGTACATTTACAGGTACTTCTTTGACCTACAGCTATCAGTGGTTTGCTAACGGTCTTGTAGTGTCAGGAGCGGTTGAAAGCACTTATGATTTGGTTGAAGCGGATTTGGGTAAGGTATTTTCCTGCCGTGTAACTGCTAGAAACGACGGTGGTTCTGCTACCGGATTTTCTAACACTACAACTGCTGTAATTGCTGAATAACAAAAGGATTTGAAATATGGATATAGCAAAACTTAAACCGGCCGAACGAGTTATTGAAATTACCCACCCTGCAACCGGTGAGAATATCGGGGTTAGGGTTACTGTAATTTCACTTGTTGATGACCGGTTGAAAGCTGTCAGACGCAGATTTCAGAACAAAAAAATTGAGCTTGAAAAACGCGGAAAGACGTTTAAGGCTGATGATTTGGAAGAAAATGCGATTGAATTGCTTTTAAATGCTATTACAAGCTGGGATTGGTACGACGCCGATTTTGGTGGGGAAAAATTGGCTTTTAACGAGAAAAACGTTAAAATGGTTTTAGACGCACTTCCATGGTTTAAGAATCAAATTGTGGAGGCAATCGACGACGAAAAAGCTTTTTTTCAGAGTTGAAAATAAATCTGGTCGAGGCCGTACGGGTATTTGTCCGGTACGACCTCCCAGACGAAAAAGGGGATACCCGAAGGGAACGAAATGAAAGAGTAGGTGTTTATACACCGCCTTTTGAAATTCCCGAAGATGGAATATATTTGTGGAATTGGTTTATTGACTTAAATAACAGTATTTCACGGGTTGATTTTAACGGTTATTATTGTTTGATACCGCCCTCCGAGTTTCTTGCTTGGTCGACAATTACAGGAAACGGATTATACCCGGAAGAGTATGATATTTTGAAAAGTATGGATGCGGTATATTGCAAGGAAACAAATGCAGATATACAATCTAAACGGGCGAGAGAGGATGAAGCTCGAAAAAGGGAAGTGAAAGCTAAAAGTTCAAGAGTGCGGAGAAGGTAAATGGCTAGAGATATTTTAAATGTAGGTTTCGCTGTTGAAACTTCTCAGCTTGAAAAAGGTATTTCCGCCCTTAGCACTTTTAGCACGTCTGCAAAATCTGCAAATTCAAACGCTCAGGCAATCGGAACAGCTATGAACAAAGCGGCTGTTACTTTTGCCGGAGCCGTTGCAGGTATGAGCCGCAGTATTGCAAGTTTGGTGTCTGCTACTAAAACAGCAACGGTTGAAGAAGTTGCGGCTGCTAAAGAGGCATCTGATTTTGCTAACAGCATTTATCGTGCTGCACAAGCTCAGGATACATTAACTACCAGCACACAGAAAACTACCCGTAGCTTGCAGAATATGTATTCCGCAATGCTTAAAGCTGCTTCCAGTGAAAGTATTTTGGATAGGATTAATAGAGTTACCGGTGTTAGCGGATTGACTAACAAATCCGCCGAATATTCTGCTGAATTTTTTAAACGTTCCACAACTAAAGAAGAATGGAATGCTATGACGGGTACTCTTGCTAGGGACCAGATGCCTAACAGATTTAATACCGCTAATATTGCCGCACAGTTTCAAGATATTGGTGTAACGGCCGCGATGGGTATGAATCCGTTGCTTATTGCTTTGCAACAAGGTACTCAGTTGTCGGCAGTATTGAACAGTATGGAAAAACCTATACAAGGTTTAGCTGATGCTTTTAAACAAATTATCAATCCGACTTCATTGTGGACTATCGCTTTAACAGCTTTAGCTGTTGTCGGATTGCAAATGGTCGATTGGATTGGGGTAGCTCAAAGTAGTTTAAACGGTCTTGCGAGCGCTATGGATTTTGTGGCATCTCATTCGGATAGTTTTGGTGCTGTATTGACGGGATTGGTAGGTGTTATAGGTGTTATTAAGTTTGAATCTATTAAAACAGGATTATCATCTGTCATTTCCGTAGCTTCAAAAGTTTTTACAACGTTTACAAGTTGGTCGAAATTAGTTAAAGTTTTTAACAACATTAAAAAATCAATAGTAGAATTGAAAGTTGTCACCTGGGCGTTAGCAAATCCTGTTAAAGCTGTTACTGCGGTAATTTTAGCAGGTGTAACAGCGTGGGCTGCGTTTAGTGAAGCTGGAAGAAATGCTTTAAATAAAACAATAGGTTATACTTTAGCAGCAGCTTATTCTATCGGCGGTGCTATGGAAGCCGGTTTTAAAAGTATTTATAAAGGTTTTGACGAAGCTTTCGGTGAATTATCAGATAAGATGAAGGAAATTGCAGGTAAGGATTATATCGCCGCAGTAGATGATATTATTGGTTCAGTAGCGTCTGCGGCGTCTGCGAAATTTGAAGAATGGTCTAACAGTTTGAATAAGATAGATAAAAAAACCAAAAAAGTTATAGAAGCTTGGGCGGATTTACAGAACCAAATGAATCAGGATATATCCGGAGCACAACTTGAACAACGGCTCATTGGTGTTGATACATATACTTCCGAGTATGAAAAAACAAGAGCAGATTTAATGAATCAAGCAACAAATGCCGGGATACCTTTAACACCGGATAAAATTGCATATATAGAAGAAGCTTCGGACAGTTTAGCTCGTACAAGAGAAGAAACTGAAAAATTAAACGATGTTTTCAACACTTCTAAATCAATAACCAATTCGTTTTTTCAAGACATGCGTACAGGTTTGCGAGATGGAGCGTCCGCTTGGGAAGCTTTTGGTAATGCCGCATTGAATGTTTTAGATAGTATTTTAAGTAAAATGACGGATGTTGGTGTTGATTATTTGTTCAACGCTATGGGGGCTGCCGGTTGGTTTTCCGGTAATAGTGCTGAATTTTCAACAGCTTCTGGTGGTTTTGATTACGTAGGGTACGACGATGCTTTTAATGCAGGAATGGCAGACGCAGGGCTTTTCGCTAAAGGTGGAGCATTTACCAACGGTGTTTATAATTCGCCGACCTTGTTTAAGTTTGCAAACGGTGGGCAATTTGGTGTTATGGGTGAAGCCGGTCCTGAAGCAGTTATGCCTTTGCGTAGAGGCCCAGACGGCTCTTTAGGTGTTGATGCCGAAGGTATCGGCGGTGGTAATGTAGTCGTCAACGTTATTAATAATTCTAATGCTCGGGCAACCGTAAATCAGCGAGAAACTAGACAAGGAACTGAAATTGATGTATTGATAGACCAGACAGTTGCTCAAAAAATGACTCAACAAGGTTCTTATTCTAACGCTGCTTTGAATGCTTATAATAATCGTAGATTAGTCATGAGGTAAAAATGGCAACTTGGCCTTCGCAATTTAAAATATTAAAAGATAATTTCCAAATCTCCCCTGTCAGTCGAGTTTTAAGTTCTGATATGGACATAGGGCCGGCAAAAAAACGTCGTCGCACGGTTATAAAAATAATAAACGCGTCGTTTTCAATGTACATGAAACAAAATGATTTCGACGATTTTATAGACTTTTATTACGACAATGATTCTATTATTTTTATTTTCCCTCGACCGGATACGAAAGAAATGGTTTCGGCTCGTTTTATCGCCGCCCCTAGCGCAACTTTTGTTGAAAGTCTTTGGCAAGTTTCGGTTCAACTGGAGTTCTTACCGTGATTAGTGATAATTTACGACAAGTTTCATACGCTCAGGAAACAGACGTTGCCGTCATCATTTTATTGACATTGCGAACAAATGATTTGCCTGACGCTATAAGAATTTGCAGTACACCAGTTGAAAAATTTGCCGATTTGGGCGAAAATGTTTATGGTTGTACAAGCAATGGGCAAAGGTATCTTTTCTTGCCTTTTAACATTGTCTTGCCGCAAGACGATAAAACCGGGGCTGTAACAGCAAAATTAACGATTGATAACGTCAATAGACAAATTGTACAATATGCCAGAGAAACCAAATCAGCCATTAATGTTGATATTCAGGTAATTTTGTCTAATGATTTGGACGCTGTAGAATTAGAGTTTAAGGACTTTAAGCTTACTAATGTCAGTTATGATGCTTTTACGGTTTCCGGGGATTTGTCTGTTGATTACCTTGGTCTTGAACCATTTCCTTGCGGTCGTTTTACACCGTCTGGTTTTCCGGGATTGTTCTAATGTGGAGTGACAAATATATATCAATACCTTTTGCAGATCATGGTCGTTCTAAAAACGGCTGTGATTGTTGGGGCTTGGTAACTGTCGTATATAAAGAAAAATTTAACGTTGATTTACCTCTGTTATTAGACTATGATAGCATAAAAGACGTTCGGCATATAACTACCTTGTGCAAAAATGAGTGTGAGAATTGGCATGAAATACCTAAAGGCGAAGAACAAGCTTACGATGTACTTGTTTTTAACATTTTGGGCACTCCATGTCATGTTGCGCTTGTGGTTGAAAAAGGATTAATGCTACATACGGAAAAAGGGATTGGAACGCATATAAGCGAGTATAATCGAGATAAACAATGGTGTTTAAGGCTTGCAGGGGTTTACAGATATGTTAAATGAAGACATAATTGTTCAAAAATCTGTTTTGCCGTTTAGGCAAGATTTTGAAACCTTGCATCTTGAAAATTGCAAAACACCCAGGGAAATTGTCAATAAACTTGTACCTTTTAATTTTGTTGATTGCAGACTTGTTGTAACGCTCGATGGTGAAATATTACCGGAAGAAAAATGGGGTCAACAACTTAAAAAAGGTCAGCTTGTAGGGCTTAATTATATCCCCACAGGAGGGGGTGATGGTGGTAAGAATGTTCTCACGGCTGTTGCGGTAATAGTTGCCGCTATAGCTATACCTGCTCTTGCAGGGAGTTTAGCTTTGATGGCCGGTAATGCTGCTGTAGCAGCAGGGGCAGGGGCGTTTGGTGCTGGTATAGGTGGTTTTACAGGATTAGCCGCGGCCGCTTATGCAGCAACATATGGAGTAGTAATGATCGGTGGGTCGATGTTGCTCTCTATGGCGACAAGTTCGCTTATGTCAACACCAAGTCAATCTTTTGGTACATCAAGTTATAAAGAATCTCAAACTCAATTTGTTGAGGGTGCTTCGAACGCTGTTAATAAATTTGGAGTTATACCGGTTAATTTGGGAACAAACAGAATGTTCCCTCCGCAAGCCGCACTTCCTTATACAGAGAGTAGTAGTAACGATCAATATTGCCGTCAGTTATTTACTTATGGATACGGAAAAGTAAGTGTTGTTGAACGTAAATTAGGTGAAACAGCTTTAGACGAATATGATTATGTGGAAATTGAAGACAAGCTTGATGCAGATTTAAATTCCGGCACAAAATTGTATGCTAATGACGTGTATCAGGAAGACTTTAGCATTAAAGTTACAAAGGAAGAATCCCCTTATCTTCGTACAACTCAAAAAGACTGCGATGAATGCATCTTAGATTTTACATTTCAAGGATTGGTTAATGGTATTACTCAAGGTAAATATGCAGGATTAAAATTAAAAACAACCGTTCAATTTGAAATTCAATATGCTCCTGTAAATACAGAAAATTGGAGTACATCTATTAACGGTGCTACAATCCAAGAACAATCGATAAATGCTGATATAAGTGTTTATTTGGTGTATAGATTTTTGAACAGTTGGGTTTGTCGTCGTTATTTTCTTGCCTTAAATACACAAACTGGGGGTATAAGTATTCATTCTGTTGATTCTCAAGTTCATAAACTTGAATATCCTTCTTTATCATCTGAAAATGTGTATCTTGGTTACTATGAAAACGGTTCTTTTCATGATTTGAGACAAAATCTCGTTGGTTCTTCGATTGAAAGTATTGATGATTTTATTGTTACTACAGATAATTCTGATAAATCCAATGCTCTGATAACTGTTGGGAGTGGTAATATTCTCGGTAGCACTTCGATGATGACGGTAACAGATGCGACATCAAGAGTGTTAAGAGTTTCTCGACGAATAGTTTTTCCAACAAGAGGTCAATATCAGATAAAAGTAAATCGTTTAACAGACGATTCAAATATTGATAGTTTATTAAACGATTCTTATTGGACAGCTTTAAAATCAATTACATATCGAAATCCTGTTAATTTTTCAGATATTTCAGGTACAGCTATGAGAATTAAAGCTACAGACCAATTAAACGGTACTGTAAATTCTTATAATGCTATTGTTTCAACACTTATAAAATCTTATGACCCTGATAAAGATTTATGGGTAGATGGTGTTGCGAGTTCTAACCCTGCTGATATTTTTCGATATGTCTTACAGTCCCCGGCTTTTGCAAAGCATGAACAAATTACTGATGATAAAATTGATTTGGAAAAGCTGAAAGAGTGGTGGATTTATTGTGATTCATTAAATCTTACGTTTAATAAAATTATAGATTATGACACTAGTGTTGATGACGTTTTGAATGATATTTGTGCGGCCGGTGTTGCAACGTTATCAAAAGTTAATAATATTTTCAGTGTTATTATCGACAATGAACGCCCTTATGTTAAAGGACTTGTAACACCTCGTAACAGTTGGGATTATAAAGGAAATATTAATTATCCGGAGCTTCCTGATGCCTTGCGTGTTGAATTTCGCAACGCTGAAGCAGGTTACGAAACTGACGAACGTATTGTTTACAGAGACGGATTTGACGAAAGCAATGCTAAATTATTTGAACGTTTGGAATTTGCGAGTTGTACAAATGCTGATTTAGCTTATTGGTATGGTAGACGTTATTTTGCTACGGCTTTATTGCAGCCGGAAACCCATTCATTCAAAATGGATTTCGAACATCTTACTTTTAACCGCGGCGACCGTATCAACCTTGTTAACGATGTTATTCTTGTCGGTGTCGGGCAGGGGCGTATTAAAGAGTTGATTACAGACGATACAGGTAATGTTACAGGCTTTGTTATTGATGACGAAGTAAACATTCCGACGACGAAAAACTTTGCTGTCCGTATCCGCGATAATAACGCCAAAGGTTTTAGTTATCATTTATTAAAACAGTTTACCGGAACTACTGATACTTTTACTTTTGCACAATCATTACCTGCCGAAACCCCCCTTGCCATCGGGAGTCTTTGCGCTTTTGTCGAAGATGGGAAAGAACTTGATTTAATTATAACACAGATAAAAACCGCCACCAATGAAACAGCAACCATAACTGCTGTAGATTACGCTCCCGCAAGGTTCACGCCTATTGAAGAATTTCCTGAATGGTCGAGTAACATAACAATTCCGGGGGATTTTTACAAACCTTATGCTCCTGAATTAAATGGAGAAATTCAATCAGACGAATCTGTCATGATTAGAAATTCCGATGGTTCTTTAACTTCGGTTATGATTATACCTCTTAAAAATATTAATGAAAGTTCAGTAATTCCGGTAATACAGATGAGAATTACAGGTGCTACTGAATGGTTTGTACCAAATACTTTGAAAAATGATTCGAACGAACTAGTTTTAACAGGTCTTAGTGACGGGTCGTATTATGATATAAGCATTCGTTATCAACGTCAAACAGGTTTGCAACTGCTTTCAGATGCTTTGTATATTAATAACGTTAAATTTGTCGGCGGTTCAACACCTCCAAAAGATGTTGAAAATTTTAGAGTTACTGTTACAAACGGATTAGCGCTTTTTGAATGGACCCCGACTGATGATGTTGACATATCTCATTATGTAATTAAATATTCTTTGGATACAGAAGATGTTAGCTGGGAAAGTGCACAGACAGCTGTTGCAAGAGTTACCAGCAATACGGTTACCATGATTATACATCGAGGTATGTATCTTATTAAAGCAGTTGATTTAATGGGTTTTGAAAGTAAGAATCCAACTACTATTATTTCAATTGACAGCGGTGCTTATAAAAATGTTGTTGAAGAATTGATACAGCATCCAAATTGGGAAGGGAGAAAAGAAAATACATACGCAAGTGGTGGTATTTTAACTTTATCTCCTGAAAAATCCCAAGGATATTATTATTTTAATCCAGAACCTTTAGATTTAGGAGAAGTATACGAATGTTCTTTAACAGCTGATGTTAAAAGTAATGCTGGAAACCGTTCGCGTGTTAGAGATATAGTTTCGGTTCGTTCTGTGGAATCAATTCGAAATTTTAATCTTTATTATCAAATAAGAACTGTTGAAAATATTAGAGCTTTGGAAGAAATTCGTACATTTTCATCGGCAAATTGGGAAACTCGTCTTGAGATGAATTTAAGCGATGATAATGTAAATTGGACAGGGTGGCAACAGTTTTCCGCTTCTCAACATACGTTTAGATATTGTAAATTTAGAATATTTTTATTTATTGATAATTTATTTTTTACTCCGAATGTATTAAAAGCGACTGTTACTGTCGACATGCCTGATAGATATGAAAGCGGTGAAGATATTGTAATAGCAAATGCGGAACTTGGACGTAGCATAACATATGAAAACGCTTTCTGGAACAATCCTTCAGTTAACGTAACGGTTCAGGATGGTGCTGTTGATGATAGAGTTGAATTTATCAATAAAGATAATAAAGGCTTTACAGTTAAAATTTTTAATGCTACCTTAAACTCATATGTTACAAGGTCTTTTGACTATATTTCGGCAGGTTACGGAAAGGTTGTTTAAATGTCACAAACGTTAGTAGATTTTTCAGGAAATCCTTCTGGTGCAGAATTGATGGATGATTATCTGACACCAATGCAAGAAAACATTTTAACATCTAACAGCGGCACAACCCGTCCTGATTATGCCAAAGAAGGAACTAAATGGATTGATAAAACTCAAACCCCTTGGCTTTTAAAACTTTATGACGGTTCACAAGATATTGTTATCGGAGAACTTGACCCTAACAAACATTCTTTTGTAGCAACAGACCCGATGACGACAGCGGGTGATTTGATTGTTGAAGGCAATGATGGAATCCCGGTAAGATTAGCTGCTGGAACGGCAGGGCATGTTTTAACATCTAATGGTCCGGGAACTTTGCCAAGTTATCAATTAGGTGTTTATGCAAATACTGATTTAAGTAATTTAACTGACGCAGGTAATACTGTTATTGATAATCGCGTAATAAATCTTATGAATAGTCGTCTTCAGGTAGTTAATAGTTTACCAGAAAATCCTGATTTAGATACGTTTTACTTTATTAAAGAGAGTATTTAATGACTGTTTATAAAAGCTCATCGAAAATTGCCGATACTGGCGTTCATGGTATTAATTTCGGGAGTCAGCAAATCAAACAGATTTTTACGGCTCCGAGAACAAACGGAATTACTTATATTCCGCAGGACATAAAATTTGAGATTGTTGATGGTACAACGCCGACCCTGTATGCCGGAAGCGAAGTCTGGGTTCCTTACGGCCATAACGCTCCTGAATATTCAATCGGCGACAGTCTGAACAGCGGCATTATTACGGCTATAAGCTGGGACGGCTCGGCTTTGTTTTATAAGGTTCGTTATGATACAGACCTTAATATTGATATTACTGATGACCCGGCGAATGCCGAGTTCGTGACTTCAATATCTCCATCCCACAGTTTCTGGTGGTTCAATCCCACCTACAGTCAGGATACGGCGCCAAGCGGCTTCGGACAGTATGCGCTTTGGTACGATACGGCGGAAAATATTGTAAAAATTACGATTGATTCCGGTTCAACGTGGCAAAATTACGCGTCGCTTCCTGTTGGTGTTTTTACAATGGCTGGCACCGGCGCCACAAAAAAACTTAAATATGTTTTTAACGGCGTCGGCTATATCGGCACGACGGTTTTTGCGGTTCCGGGCGTGAAGGGGCTGATGGCCGACGGGTTGAACGAGGACGGCAGCTTTAAAACTATTTCCAGAACTATTGAATATATGACGTATCGCAATTTGAATTTTTCGAGAGAAAAATTTTATTGTTTCATCAGAATGGATTTGCACGGAATCGACGGCGAGCATTACATTGAATCGGACGAGTTACCGGAAACGGCAAAACGGTTCACAGTTTGTTACCGAAAAACAGATAATACCCTTTGGTGGACGACAGAAGCCAACAGCACTTCATGGTTTCAGATTTGGGCTATTCCGGTTGGTTTTATATCATGCGACGGCAGAAAAATAACATCTTGGAAACCGGCTAAAAACTATGTGAAGGTTTACCAATACAACTCCTATGAACCCTATAAAGTGCTTTGTAATATTAGTAATGGTGCTTCAATAACTGTTCACATGAGAAAAGGCGTCTATTATATTCGCGGTCAAGGTGCCGGCGGTGGTGGCGGCAGAAATGGTTATTACAGCAACGGACAAGGCGGCGGCTCGGGAGCAGGTTTTGAAGGATATATCTACGTTAAGAGAGACTTGGGCGCAGTTTCTGTAAGCGCCGGGGTTGGCGGTACCGAGGCGTATGACGGCAATCCTGGAACAGATACAGTTATTGGACAACTGATAACTCTGGGCGGCGGTAAGGGCGGTGCTGGCGAAAGTAAAGCGCATGTTGCCAATGCTGGTATATTGACAATAAATTCTTCTGATAACTGGGAAATTCTTTCTTATACAGTGAAGAGTAATGGTAATCAAGGACTAGAAGCCCGTAATAGCGCCTCTTTCATATCAGGTGGTAACTCCGTGTTGACCGGAGATGGCGGTGGACCAACAAGCGATTCTAACCATGATGCTTCAGCCCCTGGTGCAGGTGGTGGTGGTGGCTGGGCATTCAATAGCTCCGGTGGTGCTGGTGGTGCCGGCGAATGTCTTATCCAATATATCGGCTATGAACCCGAGGGGGGGGTAACTAACCTTGAGTATTTTGAAACTCCAACTCTGACTGGTTCGATTACAGCAGTTGCTGAAGGAAATATTGTTGTTGCAAGTTCGTACAATAATACAACCTCTTGGAACAATCTGTGTAACAACAGCTATATTATGAGAAATACTATTTCAACCACTTCTGACAAAGGCTATTGGCAGATGAATGGCTCTGATACTCAATGGTTGAATATTCATTTTCCTTATACTCTGCTGATAAAAGAGTTGACGATTGCCACTAGACCGAACGATAACTATTCTGGTACAGTTACAGCATATACTTCTAGTCATATGACTGTAAACATGGGTTCTGTTACAACAAATAAAGCAGCAACTAACTTCTTGCTGACGCGAATCAATAACGGTGCGTTTGAAACATCCAATATCTACCTTAGAATTACAGACATGGATGAATGGTACGGTTTGCAGAATTTGCAGATAAGAGGATATAAGGTCAAAAAAAAATACTTAGTTAATGAACCGTCAGTAGAGCCGACAGAGCCAACTTATTACTGTTATGATTACGACACGTTGGACGGTTATTTCTATACTTTAGGTGAGGCCGTCGTGGGTAGTACAGTTTTAAGAACAAGTGACAACGCGGTAACAACGTCACCAGACAATTTGTCCGCTAACAATGACGTTTCAATAACTGCGGTCAACGGCGATGTACTTACTCTAGGACCTTATTCATTTACGGCGACGCGATACCCAGCCGGGGATATTTATTAAAAAAGCTCTGCGGAATCTATCTAAGAACCAGCAAAACCGTGGCATTTATATTGAGTTTGAAGAGGTGTAAAAACTTATTATACAATTTAAAACTTGATTAATAAATAAAAGCTTGTTAAAATATTATTCATGGAGGTATTTAATATGGATAATATGGTTGAAATTATAAAAGAAGCTCGTAAAGCTGGTATGCAAACAGCATTAATATTGTTTGCTGCTTTATGCGTGGTTGCAAGTTTATTTGCGTTTTATATTTATCAAAGTTATCAGCCAAACTATGCTACTATTACTCAAATGCAAGATGGTGAGAATAACAAACAGGAAATGATAAATGAGTAAACAAATTCAAATAGTTAAATTAGTCCTCCCTCGTGGTGGTGGTCGTGCGACCGGAAGGGGCGGTAAAAGTGGACGTGGTTAAACGTAAAGTAATTGCTCTTTGGTTACATTTCTTTTTAAATCGTATTGGTTCTAAACACCCTGAGTTCCTTCTTGCGTTACTCGATGATTTAAACGTTTCTAATCGTCATAAAATTATCATCAAATCCAGATATATTGATAAGCTTAAATTTAAACAAATTCCTGGTGTTAAAGGCGTTAATTGTGAATTAAGACAAGTTATGAATTTGCACAAAGAAGTCATAGACAAGATTATAAAGCTTTAATATCAATAACTTATCCCTACATATTTTAAACATTTTAACTTCATATAATCCTGCTACTCTATAAACAGAGAGCGGGGTTTATTTTTGCTCTCTGCACTTTTAAGGGAGTTAAAAGATGTTTTATTCAAATTACCCAAATTTTATGCCTAATTACGGTCAAACCGTAAATCCTTATAATCCCTTACCTCAAGAGAATACTATTCAAACAATTAAACAAAACAATCCATCAGTAAATTGTTATTTTGTAAATGATAAGGCAGAAATGCAAGGTATTAATGTAATGCCGGGAACTGTCTATATAGGGATTAATAAAAAATCAAACGAAGTTTACATCCGTTCTTGGAATAATGACGGAAACATAGATTTCAATACATTTTCTAAAATAGAAAATAATCAAGAAGTATCAGAAACTAAACAAATCCTTCAGCGTCTTGATAAAATTGAGGAGAAATTAAATGAACGGTCTGTTGCAAATGGTGCTAAATCAAATAATGAGCGGTCAGTTGGAAAACAATCCGATGATGAATATGTGCAAGCAAATGATGCAAGGAAAAACAAAAGAACAGCAGATACAAACCTTGCTTAATGCCGCTCAATCTAGAGGTTTTGACATTAATGCCAAAATATTTTCGGAAGAAGATGTTAAATCGTTAATGTCAAATAATTCCCCTTTTGGGTTGAGGTTTTAATTTAATTTTGGAGAAATAAAATGACTGACGGAGTAGGTTATAGTTTGTCAGACATTGCTACCGCAACGGGTAACAGAAACGGCGATTGGGGCAATAGTTGGTGGCCTTTGATTTTGCTTTTCGTTATCTTTGGTTGGGGTAACAACAGACGAAACGATGCTGCCAGCACTGGTGAAGTTGCTCAGGGATTTGCGGACAATCGCATTTTGAGCAAACAGGATGCCATTATCAATGGTCTTTGCGACGGTTTCTATGCTCAGAATACCAACATGTTGCAGGGATTTAATGCTTTGGGTCGTGAAATTACTGATAACCGTTTTGCGTCTCAACAGTGTTGCTGCGAAACCAATCGGAATATTGACCATGTTCGTTACGATGCCGCTAAAAACACTTGCGATATTACAACGAACGCAACGGCTAACACTCAGAAAATCTTAGACAAGCTGTGTGTTATGGAAAGCAATGCCAAAGATCAGCGAATTGCTGACCTCACGGCTTCTTTGCAGACCGCAAACTTCCAGCTTTCTCAGCAGGCTCAGAGTGCTAACATTATCGGTACCTTGCGCCCCTTCCCGCAGCCGGCATATATTACGGCAAGCCCGTATGAAGCCTTTTATCCGAGAGCCAATACGGCTTATGGATATAATTACAACTGCGGTTATGGTTGCGGTTATTAATATATCGGCGGGGGTTAAAATCCCCGCCTGACTTAAAAAAAAAAAAAAG